ATGCTGTTATCCATGGGGTGACAAGCTGAACAATCACACGTTTCAGAGTAAGGCTCCGTCGAGGATGATGTGTCTTCATCATCGCTGCTGCTCGAGTATGAATATCGTCGACGGCGGCGTGTGGTCTTGCCCGTCGACTTGGCCAACGATTTGGCCGATTTGACCAAAGAAGGACCGTCGACGGCCGCGTTTTTCTTGGCAATTTTCTCTTGGTGCGTTCGACACACGCGAATCAGCTCGTCGGTGGTATCCGTCTCCAAAGCGAGCCCGTTGTTTTCTGCATACTTTTGCAGCGTCACGCGTTCTTCCAAATCTTCCACCAACCGTTGGCACTCGGTCAGAGTTTCCAGGGCCTGTTTGCGCAGGGTGTTCAGAACTTTTTGCTCCTCGATTTTGGCGTTCAGCTCGGTTTGCAAAGCCTCGCGGGTCTTTGTCATGGTCTCGTCGGTCAGCAACACCGTGACCTCACCCTTTTCAGTTTCAATGGTGGCGTGTTTCTGCTCGAGCTCAATCCGGCGCTCGGCGAGTGCCACTTGTTGACGTCGGATTTCCGCGGTGCTAATGTCAAAAGTGTCGTCCACATTCTCGTTCCCCAACTCCCGGAGCAGTTCCTTGCGCATTTCCAAGCGCGGTGTGGCCTCGACTTCCCTTGCGCTCAACGCCTGCTCGGCCTCGATCAACTGTGCGATCTCTTGAGTGATTTTTTGTTGGGTGTTTCCCAAATCGGTGAGGTGTTTTTTCAATCGGCTCTGTTGCATGGGCAACGCGGTGATGCTGGTGGTCAATTGTCGAATGATGCCGTCGACTTTGGCCACACTGTTACATTTTTCACGATGAGCCTCGTCGAGCTCCTTGAGCTTTTCTCGCAACCGCGCGCTTAGCGTGTCCATCTCTTTTGACCAGTAATGCAAAAATTCTTGGTCACTCGGTAAACGACCATGGAGAAGAGTGCCCAAGAAAAGCTGAAAAAACTCGGCACCCGCCGCGAATCCATGACAGACACATTGAAGATTGCCAAACTGGAGGAGCGCGTCGCGCATCTGGAGCAGTTGTGTCACTTGCTCACGGAGCTGGCAGTATCCAAAGAGAAATCCTCGCGGGATGTGGTGACCACCGCCGAAGAACCCGCCAATGCCGCAAAAACATCCACGGAGGCTGGCGTGTCGGTGGAGCGAATCAACCAATTTGTGGAAGGTTTGCTCGAAACGTCACACACAAATTTTGGCTGGATTCCTGATGCGCTCGAGCGCAAAATCGACCGGCGCTTGTTGCAATTGGTGCTCGGTGTCATCGCCCAGAGTGTAGCCAGTGCCCGCGTTAATGTGGGAGACAATCATCATATGACGTTTTCGCTACACCCTGTCGCTGATCATACTGAAGCCGACGACGTCGCCGACGATGTGGCGCGTGGTGCTACACGGCAAGCAGGCCCTGGAAATTTGGACGCCGTGATGTTCACGGCCCTGAGGTCCATCATTTCAACTTTGACGGTGGAATTTTTTGGCCACGAATTGCAGTTTCACTTGGAATAAAATGAACGAGTAAGAATAGAAGATGTCACTTTTACTGAATGCGTTGAAATCTGGCACACTTTTCACACTTTTCGATGCACTCTACTTGGGAGTGCTTCGTCGACAATATCACGTGGATTACTTTCGCCAAAACATTAATCAGGGTCAACCCTTTCACCGGCGCTTTTTGCCCTTGGCTTTGCTGACTTGGTTCTTGCTCGGATTGGGCGTGGAGTTGTTTGCCAATTCACCCAACGTTTTTGAGGCCGCCCTCCAAGGTGCCGCATTGGGTTTTGTCATTTATGGCGTGTATGATTTGACCAATCTGGCCACGGTGGACGGTTGGACACCTTCGTTTGCCATCCAAGACACACTGTGGGGCACGCTCCTGACCGGCACGGTGGCAGCCATTTCAGCTTGGACACGAATAAATTAGTAGTAACCGTGTTTTATCAGAAACGCCACAAAGTTGCGCAATCGCCGCGGGGGTTCGGGCACATCCGGTGGCCATGTATCAACCTTGTAAAACTCACCAGATTCTTTGATATAAGTCGCGATTCTACTTGATGACGACTCACGCATGAGCTCTACCCAAACACACGGCCCGATGCAGTGATGGCGAATAATGCGTGGTTCCAGTTGATACGTTTCACCTTCCACTTCAACAAAATTGTTGCTATCGGAACATTAGAAACTTCCGCGAAAAACATGGGACTCACCTGGAGAAGGTCATCAACTCTGTTTCGAATTCCCGGGACACCTCCAGGAGGGTGGCAATCTTCTCGGCGTGTTCAGTCTCTTTTTCTTCGCGGCGAATCTGACGTCGTCGCTCCACTACCGCCTGTTCGATGAGATCACACTCGGCAGTGGTAACAAAGGAAGAAATTACACTCTCGAGCACTAAACAAGACAGCGACGGAACCGACATGACAAAACAAATGGAGTGCCGCAGTTGGAGAACCCCCTTGTCAGATACAGTGATTTTGAAATGTAAAGTGTCAGAATTGGAAAAGAAATTGGGAACGTGTGAAACCCAAATCAAAACTTTGGAAAAAACCGTTGAGCATTTGACAGAGGTGGTGAACACGTTGTGGTTTCACCCGCTGATGCCCGGCGGAGAAGAACAAATTCAGCGTGCAGCGGAAGAAGCAAATAAAGGATAGTTTTATTAACACCGTTGGTTTCGGGGGTTAGCTTCGCACGCGACATGGTTGTATCCAAACGTCGTATACGAACCAGGAAACAAATCGTCACGCGATGCCTTCGCGTCTGATGGTGCCGATGGGCAACCACAACCCGACACGTGGGCGGGAAGCGTGGCCGCCGTGCACGGGGCCTTGACGTCATCGTCCTGCACATTCATACCACCGACCGTGGAAGGTCCGCCGGCAACTTTGCCGTATCCCCACTGCACCAACAGGATGGCACCCAAAAGGGCCACCACACCCAACAGCATACCGCCAATTTTCTGTCCAGTCGTCGTCGTCATTGTTGTGTAATGCACTGATTCCAAAACGAGAAAATTTTTCCAGTGTATTCAAATGTGCAGTTTCTTGGTAAACTTGGCGGTGGATGGATCCCATGCACGCTCCTTTTCAATGGCCACGATGGCCTCGGGTAGGAATCGGTTCATGTAAAAGTCCTCCAACTTGGGAAACAGGTCATGATTCCAGTAATCCTCGTTGAAAGCAAAGCGGTGCAGTGACGTTTGCGTGGGTGTCCACGCGAAAAAATCACACCACTTCAAGCCAAAATTGAACATGCCAAACTGGATTTGGTCATAGTATGACCACGGGATCTCAGGGTAGGGCTTCTTTTGCGGACACTTGATTTCCAACAGACCGTGGTCGTCCGTTTCAGTGACTTCACCGTCGGACGAGTAGCCAAACCACGGGATGGTGGGGTGCACGACCAAGCCGCGCACTTCGATGGTGTTTGTGTAAGGCTTGTCGCTAATCTCGTTGGGGTCGACAGGCACCACGTCGGTGATGGTCTGATAATCAGGGTCCAGATACTTGGGTGGCGGCTCGAATTCAATAGGGTATTTCCCGTTGGCAAATTGGTTGATGCGCATCATTCGGTAACTCTCACGCGCCTCGTCTTCGTGATCGCGACCCCACTTCATGGCGTAATTGTCCTTTTGAGGCACATACAACCACTTGTGGATCAGGCGTTGCGAAGACTCGTATTTGTTGTGGTCGGCGGCACTGCCCACTTTGGACCCACTGAGTCGCCCGAGTCGATGCCGCAGCCACTCTGGCTCACGCTGGTCAATGGTCCAGATGCGACGGCGCTCTTCCTCGGTGGTTTCCAGGTGTTTGAGTAGATTCTCCTTGGTCACCGGCACGTCCGCCGGGATCCACGACACTTTCATCGGCGCCTTTTCATATTCTGTTTCAATGGTGCCCGGCGGCAACGTTGGTTGCTTGTCGACAATCTCAACTTTATGAACAATGCTCGACCAATCGTAGTCGCGCTTCATTTTTCACTCGGCCTTGATCAGTTATTGTGGTGGATCATGATGATCACACACACATGAAAGCGGGATTGAAATAATTTCTCGGCGTAAAAAGTAGGAAGAATGGAGAGTCTGTATCGAACCAGCGTCACCGCGTTGCCCGACAATGTGCAGCCGATTTCTAAGGCGCCGACCGCGTGCACACCGTCGAGCCTCTATCAGTATCAAAAAGATTTGGACGCCTGGACCGTGTGCCAAGCGTGTGGTCGCCAAGGTTTTGGCACCCGGCAACTGGAAAATGGAAAAACTGTGTGCGATACCCGAGAGCAAAAACCGGGTGCACTGTTGGCATGTCCGGCGGGCCCGGTGAACCCGTGTTACCCGATGGCCAAGCCGTTGGATTCGCTCAACCCTTGGTCGCGTGAACAACCCCACTCGTGGGGATCCAGCGTGTTTGATCCCAAGTATGGCACTTTTATCTTGTGGGGCACGTGGGACCCGGCACATGGCCGTCCGTATTTCGCCGCCGATGCACCCTACATGCGCGCCGGAAAAAACACCCCTTGCCCCTAACGGCGACGTTTCTTTGTGGAAAAATAAAAGTTTGTCCGTGTGAAAAAGATGGACCCGTGTAAAATTGCCTTTATCACCGAAGCCCTCAGCGGTTTCAATCCGCAGGAACTTCAGTTTCTCTATGGATTCATCCACGCCAAACTGGCCCGCCTGGCCGCCGTGCCTTCGGCAACCACCAAGACTGAAGCGACACCAGTGACGAAAGATGAACCAAACAACACCGACCCTAGTGACGGCCCAAGTGAAACAGGCCCTAGTAACACGAGCTCTACTGAAACGGCGCCCAGTGCGGGCTCCAGTGAGGCCCCTAGTATAGGGCCCAGTGCGGGCCCCAGCAAGACGGTCAAGTGGGCTGACGTGGCCGCCACGCCGCCAAGTGAGAACGACACGAAAAAAGTATTTCGAAAAACACCCCATCGCGGGGTGAAAGCGGAAAAGTCCGCCATTCCCGTGCCGGCTTTTGAAGACAAGCGCAAAAAGGCGGGCAACCTTTACACGAACCAACTCTACGTGCGCGGCTGGAATCCCGACCTGGTCAAATGGGAAACGGTGCGCCAACGCCTGTGGGAAGAATTGTCCGAAATGCACTTGGACGTGTCGCAGATTTACGTCGACGCCAAGGGCTTTGCTTTCATCACCCTGACGGATCAGGAGTGTGCGACGCGAGCTCAAAAAATATTGTCGGAAATTCCGTCGTTTTATGGCGACGAACTCTTGGTGAAATTTGCGACCGTGAGAAACAAATAAATCTCTGTGTCAAAACACAAGCGAACGAAAACATGGTGGATCACGAATACGCCATTTCTAATGACAACCAACGCGTGCAGTTGCCGACGTTTTACCCGGACGCCAGTCACTACATTTACCACCAGCCGGAAAACTTCCAGCGGGCCTACGGTGAAGGCGCGGCCAGCGTGCGGGAAATGCAGTTTGACGGTCACTCGCCGCCAGAAAATCTGCGCGGCACCACCCAAACACTCCCACTGCCTGACCCTGAGCGGGCCACCCGACCTGAACCTGAGCGTGCCACCAGCACAAAAAGGGAACCTGTATCAAGAACACCGCCGCGGCTGGAACCGGCCGGAGAAGAAACAAAACCAGCGTCTGAGAAACAAGCTGCACCTGTTGAAAAACCATGCGTGAGCTGCAGCGTGTTTTGGGTTGTGCTCGTCGGCATTTTGCTCGTGATTGGGCTGTGGTTTGTTTTCCAATAAAATCTTGATGACGATATAGGTTGTATGTGTATAGGTCATGAAACGAGATTGGTCGCAAACGGTAGCCGGAGAAATTGTGACGGGTGGTGATATTACGCAGTTACTTCAAAATCACCCTTTTGGACAAGATGATATCCCCATTGAAATCTTAGATCAAGTTGTTTACACAGCGAACATCTTCATTCGCAGAGCAAAGAGGAACCACTTGTCTGATATAATCACATTGGAGGAACGTCTCAACGAAGGTATCATTCCAGTCGCACAATGGCTGAACGAAACACGGGATTTGAGCCCGGAAGAAATCAAGGAATTCGCCTTGGGCCAATCACTCTACAAGTTGGCTCAAGCATTTGGAGCTACTGATCAAGACGTCCAACATGCTCGAACGGCAAATGCAGCGCAACTCTTTTTGTCCAAGAAGTTGGAATATGATCCCACCGATGAAATCGTCGACGATGTCATGACATACATTCGTCGCTTACACAAAAAGGGTTACGACTTTAGATTGCTGGACACTTATACCAACGTTTTGGAGTTGTTCACCGATCACCAATCTGGACCCATTGCAGAAAAACGATGGCGCGGTTGGAGACCCGTGTTTGATTTCTTGATCAAAGTCGTAGGTTTGGACCCTCGCGAAGGAACCGACAAAGGTCGCGACACTGCTCTGAGCTTAGCAAGGGACCCCGAACTCCGCAAGTATTTGATGGACGTTCTTATCGAACACCAAGGGAATCACGTGCGCGGTGAAATGGATGGGCGAACCGATCTCCTGCGTCGCGGTGAAATGTCTCCTGGTAGATCTATGCGCGAGGTGCCTCGCGACCTGATCAAGCGCATCACTTTCCAGGCGGCCGGAAAAGAAGTGTGTGATGACATCCAAGACGGCCAGATCCCCCCTCTACAACTCGTTGGGCTGGCCAAAGTGATGGGCGTCACTTTTGACCAAGACACCCCGTGGCGAGAGTTATGCGCCAAAGTGCAAGATCAAATCCAGCGCATGCTGCTGTAATAAATATTTATTCATCTTTGCCGAGCCAAAAGGTTTTTCCCAAACCACACTGCCGAGAGAATACCGACCATCAGCAAGACGGCGCCCAACAGTAACAAGAAAGACTTGCCCTCATTGCGTTTGCGCTCTTCATCGGAAATGGTCCGATCATTCAGTCGGCCGCGCGCTTGAGCACCCGCTGCAGTGGCGGCGATTCCACCGCCCAACAAGGCCAAAGTCGACAATCCTGACACAACTAGTGACTCAGGTGTGCCCGGACGCTTGACGTTGTAACGAAACAGCTCCCACTTTGCCATTTTACCTGTTTCCAGATTCAGAAATTTTTTCCAGAAAATCACCCCAAAAATGCATTTTCTGAAAACCCCAAATTCCTCACACCAAAAAAAAATCAGGCGAGCCGAAAAAAAAATTGGAGCTCAAAAATTTTTTTTGGAATCCAAGATTTTGGATTTTTTCAAACTCGGGATTTTTGTGATTTTTCAGAAAAATAATTTCTGAAACGTTTGTCGCCAAAGTGGAATTTTCATCGCCCTGATACAAACCACCCCATGACTTCGCTCGGTGGCCAGAGCACGGGAACAAGCCCGACACAGGGTCTGCTCAATGCCCTCTCACAGCTGGAGCGAACTTATGAAGCCGCCGTGGTAAACGATGTCATTCACAAGCGTATGCATCGGCCGATGCGTCAGGTTTCCTCCGGAAACGCCGATAGCATGCTGGTTTTCCGCCGGGATGGCGTGGGGTTTTTGGCCCACCCAGAGCAGCTAACGGCATATTTCAGAAAGGCCGGCGGCGATGGGCAAAATGAGGAGGGTGACACCAGCGACGATGACGATATGCTTGCCAACCCCCACTTGCCCGTGTTTGCATTTCACATCAGCGACGGCGGGTGATCAGAAATAAATTTCCAGAAAATCGTGAAAAATTTCAAACTTGAAAAAACTCCAAACTGGTCTCCCAAAAAAAAAGTTGGGAGTCCTCGAAAAAAAAAATTGGCATCCAAAAAATTTTTTGGTTTTGCAAAAACTTTTTTTTTTCAAAATGGACTTTTCTGAAAATTTCAGGTCGGAAATTTCAGGTCGTTCAATGACCGAGTATTTTTGTTTCAGCGCCTGATTAAAGCAAGAATGCAGCGCCAATACGCTGGACATTGGGAGAAACCTGAGTGGATCTACGACCAGATCCTCAAGGTGGAGAAACGCATTGACGAGCCGGAGATTGTGGCTCTGAAAGAACGCAGTGTAGCTCTGTTTCAGCAGAAAATGGCGCAAGAGTTCCCGGACTTTTTCCAGCACTACACCAAAATCTTCTTCCGGGCCATCAACAAACAACTTTCCAAGCAGCTGGTGTTGATGCTGTTGAAACAGCGCAAGGCCATGGACGATGGCACCGTTTCCTGGACTGAGGGAAACAATGAGGTGATTGGCGCGTCTTTCAATCTCATGCTGCGCAACTTGCCCGACGATTTGAAGCAGAAAGTGGCCAACACCTACTCTGATTTGGTGCAAGAGGAACAAGTGGAAATGAAGGAGGCCATCAAGCAGAAACTCGCCGAGATGGGAGCACCCGCGCCGAATTCCGACCAGCAGGTGGAAGAATTGATTGACATTATTCAACAAGCGCCGGAGCGTGGCCAAAAAGTTGAGATGGAATAAACACTTTTATTCTTCGGGTTCACACACTTGCATTTTGTATCCCTGGTTCAGCAGTGACTTTACCGCCACCATGGCCATGCGACCCGATGAGAAACGATACACTGGTTTCCAGATCACTTTCAAGTTGGACTTGGGTCGCACGAATGCTCCAGCTTCGGAGGTGTCTGCCACCATGTATTCCTTTTTCCACACGGTGTATTTGACGTCGAGCACGTCATTCTCGTCGGTGACTTCGGAGCCAATGTAGACAGTCTCGTCACGTGATGGCGGCGTGAAAGAGAACATGTGCACGCCAAGTCCATGTTTGCTCAGCGCGTTAAAGTCTTGCACCGACTTGGAGTTCACATCTGGTTGTGGCACCGACTCGGCTTGGCCCATCGCGTTCTGAAAATTTGGCGAGAAATTTTTCCAGAAAATCCACATCTGGAAAAAAAACTTTTCAGGTTGCCAAAAAAAAAATCAACCTGACAAAAAATTTTTGAGGTCGGTGCGAAGAATTGGGTGCAACAAAATTTGGCACCAAGAAATTTTCACGCCTGGAAAAATTGGGTTTTCTGAAATTTATTGTTGAAGGAATTTCACGAGTTCAATGTCAAACTCGTTGGCCTTCTCCAGCAGGGGCTGGGTTTTCTCACTGATTTCCGCCGGGTTCCCGCCGTCACCAAAGGTGACTGGTGTGGTGACGGGCAGTTTCACCGGGTGTCCCAAGATCTTTTCCAGCACTGGCAAGTGAGGCAATTGGGTAAAGTGGTCAAACCGGAATCGCTTGGGGACGTTTTCTTTGAGCCACTTGAGGTCCTCACGGGTGATGGGCCGGGAGAAATCGCGGGGTTCACGCGCGCTGAGGAGAAACTTGCAATACACGTTGCGGTTCACCTCCAAACCAAAGTAGTGCTCTGGGTTTTGAGGGTCCAAGCCGCTGAAATCGTCGAGCGTCAGGTGGTTCACTCGGCCCGCCTCGATCAAGCGCCGCGAGTAGTGCACAAATTCTTTGTGTGCTCTTTGGATGGGGTCGCGCAAAATGAAGTAGTTGGTGTGTGAACCTTTCTCGAGCGCCTGGAAATCCCGCGCTTGATGCACGCGCCGATGGGGTGTGTTCAAGTGCCAGAGACACCGACCGACGTTGCGACCTCCCGTGTGCGGCACGTGAAAAAAGACCAACATGTGCTTTTGTTACACAAGACGTGAAAAAATATTGCATGCAAAACAGGCGAACCCATGGCGTGGATGCAAAAGATTTGCGAAGGACTCACATCGAGTCAAGCCGAAGAGATTTATGACTTCATTCGATATGCGCAAGAGATTGGCCTTCTCTCCAAGACGGATACCAAGGAGGACGTGGCTGCGTTGTGCCGCAAATATTGGCGCGAGAAATCCAAAATTACCCGCGAGAGTGTGACAGGTGGTCTCCGGTCGCCCAAGAGTTACACTAACAACTTGCAGGAGGTGATTGACTTGGTGACCATCCAAGATGGCGTGTTGCCCGTGGGTAGTTTCCGGTTCAACGTGCACAAATTTCCGAGCGATGTCGACCTTTACGAACAGATTCACGCCTGTTGCAGCGTGGAAGAGGCCAAGCAAAAAGTGGCCGAGGGTATCCAGCACATTGGTCGGAAAATCCGCGCGGCGCCCGACGTCTTTCTCGGTGATTTCAAGGCGGGCAAAGACTCACGCTTCGAAATCGACATTGGCAAATGGGTCACCCTGGGTGACGTCAGTGACGTCGATGAGATTCAAGTTGGTCAAAGTTTGGTCGAGAGACTCGCAACTCTGTTGGGTTTCGCGGGTGACGTCGAGGGCGGCGAGATGCTCGAGGGATTCGATCCGGCCGCCATCGAGAAACAAGTGAAACGCTTGCGTCAAGAGCGCCTGATTTCGTTCGACGAACTGAAGCGCATCACCTCGCTACTCAACCAGATGGGCGCGACGCCGACGCGTGATCAGTGGAAGGAGTTGGAGCAATTGTTGCGTGACCATCAGGTGCTGCGCTGGAACCCGCAAGAGATTGCACAAGGTTACAAGATGCTGCCCGGTTTCAAAAAACTCACGCTCGGTGACGCCATCGGTCAGGGCACGCTGGTGAAACTTGACGCGTGGGCCAAAGTCGACGGCCGCTGGATCGAGGCCACCAACTTTTTCATGGTGGACGCCGTGGACCTGCTGGGGAACCGCATCGAGCTGCTCACTCAAGAGTTGCCCGACTATGAAAAGAGCATGTCCAAAGATGTGCGCCACTACAGCAGCGCGGAAAATCGCAAAACGCTCAAAGCCCTCAAGCGGTTGTGGGCGCTGTCACTTTTCAAAAACGATCTGGCCCTGGCCCACCGGATCACTCCGCTCTTCTCCAGCAATGCCGCCGCGCTCAACCAGGTGGTGGGCGACGCCGAGGTTTTGGGGCTGATGCTCGCGCGCTTGGACGACCCTCCCGTCGAGGACATCATGGCCCAAATCGATGCTTTCAAGCCCAAAATTGACCAAGTCAACGATGTGGTCGAGATGAACCCGGTGCTTTTTGAGCTCATCGACTCCATCGTCAAGCCGTTCTATGCGCGACCTGTGGCCGAATACACGCAGTTCGACGACGCCATCCAGGGCCTGGAAAAACTGCAAGAACTGGCCGGCAGCGCCGTGGAAAAAATGATTTACTCGCGAGCTACCGAGGCTGGCCTGGAGAACCCCGCCGACTTTGTTGCAAAATAATTTATTAAATCAACATACTTTCAATCTTGTCTTGCACCGCGCGACAAAGCTGTTTCCACTTCATGTCGTCGTATTCTTCAATCTTCAAGATTTCCGCCAACGCTACCAGCTTTGCGGGCGGGAGTTTGTCATCTTCAATGTCTGAACAAATCTCCATCGCTCTGGACTCGAATACGGATCGTTCCAAAAAAGCAGGTGTGAGTGGAAGTTGGCCTCTTTTCATCTGCTCCAAGCGGACAGCAATATCTCCTCGCTCCCGTTTCGAGGCCCATCGTTTCCAATAGGCTGGCACGTTCACCGAGTTGGGGAGCCATGACAAATCATGCTCGCGGGGGTTCACGCCTTGCTCAAACATGAAATCCAAAATTTGCCGAAGGCCTGATTGTTGCGTGGGGTCGGTGAGACGAATGTTTCTCAGAAATGAAACCAGCAGGGGGTATTCGAGGCTGTTGTCAATTTGTTCAAATCTGAACTGACGTGTCAAACGCTTCAAAGTCTTTAAAAATTTAGAAGCTTCTTCCGGGGGTATCTCATCTTTGCCATATTTGAAAAGGCGACGCCGAAATGCTTGTATCAATCTCTTGCGGATCTCGAGTTTATCGAAGAACTCTTGGGGAGCTCCTAAATCTCTGGCCAAAGCCTCGTTGTTAACGGCCAGCAGAAGTTCGGTTAAGGTGTCCATATCCAGATTTCTTTTAGATTTCAACCAGTTAACATATTGCAAGACTGCAGGGTTGGCCCGTTGAGGTAATTTCACAATCACCTTTACATGGTCCTGATTCCGGAAAAGCTTGTCCAACTCTTCCTCAGGGATTGGTTCTCCATCAGATAACAACTGATGCACTCGCCGCGGAAGATACACTCTTCTTGGTTGACTCATATTCTGGTTACAACACAACAAAATTTATACGGTGGTTGGTGCTTGAAAAATAATATTGATCCACCACTAAAAGAGCCACTGCACTTTTTTTTTGAGAGAAATGTCGAGACGTGGATCTATTATTCCCGTGAAAAGTCCGCGCACTGGCAAGGTGAAGGGCTTCCGCCGGTATGTGCCTTACACCACCAAGGACGGCCGCAAGACCAGACGGATGCAGTTCATGGCCCGCAAGGATTGGCCCTCGGCCGCGACGCTGAAACGCATGGGTATCCGCGAGTCGCTGGCCCAAATTGAAAAGAACAACCTGGCCGACTTGAGCAGAGGGCGCAAACGACGAAGCAAGTCCCGTTCGTCCCAGAAGGGAAGCAAGAGAAAATCGTCCCGTCAGTCCCGAAAGCCCCGTAAGCCCCAAGGGGCGCGCATGTCTGCTCACGAGAAGGCCTTTCGGAAGCATTATTCGCGTCCTGATGCCGCGACGACCAAGGCGGCCAAAAAGGCGGTGACCACCAAAAACCTGCGCCAGTCCATGATGTATGGTGCACCTTCAGGAAAGACGTCAACAGCCAAAAAGCGAGGTAGTGGTAGACTGACGAACAAGCAAGTTGCCAAGCTTTTGAAAATTCAAGAAGCAACGGTGGCTCGCAAGCCCGCGGCATATCGTTATCGACTGATGTCACGCTATTTGGCCAAGGACACTGACTATGTGAAGAAACGCCCAAAGTTGAAATTGCCTTCCAATTTTGTAATGCCTCTACCAGATCTTCAACACGCCGAGCTGGTCATCTTGGCAGAAGACGTGGGAAACTGGTATGGAAACAGACGTGGAGACCTTCCTTTTAAACTCGATGATCCTGATCACGAATCACTGCAAAAAGTCAGACAACTCATCAAACAAAGGGGTGGAAAGGTCACACCTTTGACGAAGAAGAGATTGGATTACATTTGGGAACTCTCCAAGCAATTCGATTACAAGCAACTGGGATTTTACAAATTTCACGAAGCAATCGCCAACGCTTTGGAAGGTGGAAATCCTCGAGACAAAATCCCGAATAAGTCCAGCGGGGCATCGGTGAGCCGTTCGCATTCCCTGGGCGCCGCCGTTTCTCGATCGTGGAAAAAGTCGCACCCCCGCGACAAGTCGGGTCGTTTTGTTTCCCCTCGCAAGGGTAAAAAGTCACGTTCCAAGTCCTCCAAAAAGGAAGGATCGCGCGAGTGGTCCAAGAAAAAGAACCAGGCGCTCCGTCGCCTGATGAAGCGGGAGTTTGGCCACATTCTGAGCAAGGCGGAATACAAGGCTTTGCCCAAGGCGGTGCAGCGCGAACTTCAGCTCCAGGCGTATGAGTCAGCTTACCCCGAAAAAGTGAAGAACTCGCCCGATCGCCTGCTCTCCAACAAGGCGCTCTCGAAGCGCGTCTCCACCCAGGCGAAAAAGGCCAAGAAGGAAGCCCTCAAGGCCGCCAAGAAGGCGCGTAAGTCTGCCAAGTCATCGTCTCGCTCTGCCGCCAAGTCCCGTTCCGGAGGAAAAGGACCCAAGAGCCGAGCGCCAATGTTTCCGGAGGGCAAGTATCCGGGTGAGGCTCAAGCCATTCAGGATTTCATCGCCGCCTACGCGGGCAAGGAATTCAAGTCGGACGCCGCGCGCCTCGCCGCCATGACCAAGGATCTGAAAAAGAGCAAAAAGGTCGTCAAGCGGAGCACCAGCTACGACGCCTGGAAAAAGGAGCCGTGGGAATACGATCTGGGCGGCATTGACACCGAGGGCTCGGACGATTCCTTCATGCGCCAGCTGCGTTCCAAGGGTTTCATGTCTGACATGGACGAGGCAGAACGCAAGAAATACTACTAAGTGCCAAATAAAATGATGATTTATTCTTTCATCGGATATCGCACGCCAATGATGGTGCCACTCGTGGGCTCGCATGAGGTGTCGGCGTGAAGCACAATTTTCACCCGCCAATCGCGTGGTGCCGTTTTCAGCCGAACGGTCCACGTCCGCTGGCCATTTTCCACGCGTTTGGTAAAAGTGTAGAGTCGCGGGGAAAACAAGGCCAGCCCCACGTGATCGGCGACGTTGAGCTGCTCGAAGAGGGTGCGCACTGATTCCGGCGGCGAGCGGTGGTTACGCCACAACTCCAGCGTGTGAAATGTCAAAAAGATGGCCGCCATGGAGACCACAAATGAGAGCACAAGGCTCAGGCCTTGGACAGACCCCTCGAACATTTTCGATTTTTCTGTTTATTCATTTCTGGTGGTTTGTCTTTTCTGGGGGGGCGACCGCGGCGACATGGACGGTGTGGGAGCTGGGCTGCTCAGAAACGAAAATTCCACCCCCTGCATGGGCCGCGCGCCAGACCGACGCGAGCCGGGATCAAGATCAGAAAAGCTCTCTTCCACTGCTTCTTGGGCTTCCGCGGGTTGATCTGCGTATCCCACCTTGCAAAGCGTGTTCAGGAACTCCTTCAGAAACTTGTCGCCCGTGATTTTCTGATACAGATTGTTGGTGGCTCCCCGGCGCTGGTCTTCGGTGCTTTCATCGGCGCGAATCACTCGAATGTATCGGGCGATTTCCCTCATGTCAGACATGAGTTTGTCTTCGGTCACATCGCGGATCTCTGGGTCGGCTTCCTTGGAAAAACCGAAATCCAAAACTTGTCGCCGCCGTGGGGGTTCCTCTTCGCTTCCGACCCGCGCACTTCGCTTACCTTTTTTCTTTTTGGTGGGACGATCCAGTTCGCGCTGGATGGCTGAGTCTTCCACTTCGGATGAGAGTTCGCCGGCCAAAATCAAGGCTTCGTCCCTGACGTCTTCGCCTTGACCCACCAAGGCGTCCAAAGATGCGTCCAAATCGACGAGCAGCTCTATGGTATCGCGTTTTCTGTCTCCGGCATTGTCGGACACCAGAAAATTCACGGCTTGTAAATCTTGAAGCATGTTGATTTTGGTATCCCTTTCACTAAAGAGCCTGATCAGACCGAGATATCCGTCCGGGTATCCTTCTTGCTCGTCGGTGAAATCGGCGGTTTTGAGTTCTGTTTGCACATGCTTCACTGCCAACGCCATGAATTGACGGGCACCCTTCAAATTGGCCAGGATGTCTTTGTGCTGTTTGACAAAGTCCACTTGGTATTTCCAGAGCACCAAGCTGGCAATCATGCGATTCCAGTTGTTCAACTCGGGTGACAACAAAAAGGTTTCAAAGTGACCCAACACATCTTCGCGGATGGTGTCCTTGCGCTTCCATTTTCCCAACACCGTGTTAACCAATTCCGCCCAAGTCACAGCGTTTTTGTTTCCAGGCTCTGACTGACACTGCACCAAGTCATCACTGCACTGCATGTTGAGGTTGCGGGCGATTTTCTGGTTGATGCTTCTCAGGTGACCAACTTCAATGCGGAACAAATTGACGTATTGCTCACGTTCCATCTCTGGAATACCGTCGAACGGTCCACCCTCTTGAGAGAGATCCGCGATGGCGCCGTCGAAATCGGTCAACATCTCGGGCGTGATTGGAATCAACAACATGGGTTCATAGCGATCCATAAACTTTTTGCGCATCGAAGCCACAATGTTCACTTGGTGCCAGTAAGCTTTCAAAATGCCATTCAGCAATTTGGGCTCTTCAGTTTGCCAAAAGTTGTTGCCCCACTCGTGATACTGCTCGATACATCGGCGGCCGGCTTCGCCCAAATACGCCTCCAAATGAGTGAATGCCTCATTCACTTGACCCGCGTCCGGCGGTGCACCCTGGATGTCGTCGGCGTTTCCACGATACAGGCGATCGAGATACTTACGACTGGCTTCGTATTTCTGGCCTCGATCATTGCGCGATCGCAACACTTGCTCAACCGGTCGGCCAAAGCTTTGTTCGTCCACTTCGGTGTCTGCCATCACGTCTGTTTATTAGAATCAGATTTTTTTCTCTGGTCCATTCCAAATGTGGATTTACATTCTTGCCGTCGGTGTGGCCCTCGTGGCCGGATACCTGATTTGGTTGAATCGTCGTCGCGCTGTGGCCGGTTCCAATGGATCACCGAGACAAGGGACCTCGGCCCAGGTGACCGAAAAGGAGCAGGTCGAAACAGACAAGCCCGTGGTGTATGAGCTGACCGACGAGGACATTCCGTCCATCATTGCCAAAGAGCCCAATTTGGTCATCATGGTCTTTGCACCGTGGTGTTCTCATTGCCGGCGCATGGAACCCGAGTTTGTCAAGGCTGCAGGTGCACCAGGTAAATCACCGTGCACCTGGGCCCGGCTGAACGCCGAGCAGTTTCCAGAGGCTGCCAAAAAGTTGGGCGCCGATTCGTTTCCGACCACCTTTCATTTCAAGCAGGGCAAAATGGAAAAAGCGTTGCCGGGCGCCATGACGGCCGAGAAGCTACTCGAGCAAATCTAGCTTTATTGTCGGCAAAATAAATCGAGTTTCCTGATGTTCTCCGTGGTCAGCGTAGTGTTGTGGCTGCGCACGTCGAGTGGCACAATGTCCACCAGCGTGGAGAGCCAGTTACGCATAAATGTCAGGCCTTTGCTGTCGCATCCAAGGATCGTGCGCATAAATTGGGTAAGCATCCGACGCAGTTGCATCACCCGTTCGGATTTGTCTTCGCCTTTTAGTATAGTTAATTCTTCACGCACACTGGCCAGCAGCGTGAGCACCAAAAACATGCCTCGCTCGGCAAAACACACGCGCATCCGAGTGGATCCCGCGAGGCGTTTGTCTGGCTGACGCATGCTGCTTTCAAAGAGTCGCAACCAACTTTTCAGCGCGTTGGCAGCGGGCACCACTGACGTGGCGATCGAGGTGCCCTGCACCTTTGGGTCCTCTACCAGGGCATTCAGTGTTGCTCGCATTTTTTGGTATTCGCCCCGATACGTGGGCACATCAAAGGCGAGCACTTGGTCAAGATTCATTTTCACTACTATCACTACTATTTTAGATGATTTTTATTGGAACAGTCGTTCATGTTCCATCAGGCCTCGGCGAGCCCGAGCAGCGCGCACTTTTTTCCCGCCGCGGTGCATCATGTATCCCAACACTGAAAGCACAGAGGCGGCACCCAAAATGGCAATCAAGATAATTGCCCACGTGGGAAAGCCCCGCGTCTGAGCGGGTTGTTCGACGGTAGTGCTCAACGTGCCATTCGGTTGTTGTTCAACTTGCAAAACAGACTCTTCACCGGCAGCCGACATTTTCTCTGATTCATAAATGAGACTTTTTATTTTCCACACTACTCGGCGGTGGCCTCGACGGTCTTCTTCGTCTTGGGCAGCAACGAAGCGTTGATGTGAGGCAACACGCCGCCGGCGCTGATTTGAACGCCGTTCAACAGGCGGTTCAGCTCTTCGTCACTTCGGATGGCCAAGTTCAGAAACCGGGGCGTGATGCGCGTCTTCTTGTTGTCGGCGGCGGCATTGCCCGCCAGTTCCAGGATCTCGGCCGTCAAATACTCCAACACAGATGCCATGTAAACAGGGGCACCGGCTCCGATGCGCTCGGCGTAGCGATTGTTACGCATCATGCGGTTGATGCGGCCCACAGGAAAGTTCAGTCCAGCGCGCTTGGAGCGTGACACATTCTTTTTCTCAGTCGATGTTCCAGCCATTGTGACAATTCGATGACCTGCACCCGGGTGATTGTGCAAAGTTGTGAACTCAATTCAAATTACTTTTTCAGTGATTTTCATCAGCAGGTGATTGTTTTCACCCGTTTGGAAAAAAGTAATTTTCAATGTATGCGTCATGAAAAATCATGGCGCGCTCCGATGGAGCAACCCGTGAAAAATGGTCAAATCGGAGCAGCAAGAGCAAAAAGTTCGTCGTCGCAAGCAGCGCAACACTACCAATTTCAACGCCTACATCTACAAGGTGCTGAAGAATGTGCACCCGGAGCATGGCATCTCCAAGAAGGCCATGTCTGTCATGAATGGCATTTGTTCTGATTTGTTTGAGCGAATCGGGGCGGAGGCTGCTCGGGTGTCGCGTTACAACAATCGCCGCACTCTGTCGTCCAAGGAGATTCAGACGGCCACGCGCCTGATTTTGCCGGGAGAGTTGTCCAAGCACGCGGTCTCCGCGGGGATCCAGAGTGTGACGCGCTTCAACAGCAACTGATTGCCTCGTCGAATAAAGTTATACATATATTTTATGACTTTTTATTGCACAAATGCGCACTCGGCATCGTTGATCAAGAGTCGAACAAGGGTGATTAGGGCAAAGTCGAGGTTGACTCCATTTTTGGCGCTCACTTCAACAAAGGGTAAGTTGTAGAGCGCGGCTTCACCGACGTCCACGCGGCGATCCCAGAGCAAATCCAGTTTGTTGCCGACAATCAACGCGGGCATTTCAGGATCGGTCACCCGCGACAAGTGATTTTTCAGATTCAGCACGTTGGAAAAGGTTTGCTCGTTGGTAATGTCATACATGTAGACGGCGCCATGAATGTCGTTGGTGAACAAACCATCACACAATTTCAACACCACATCGCCGGCGGTGGTCTTCAAGTGCAAGGTGTAAATGTTACCAGTCTGCTGAGCGCCGCACCGCTTGAGAAATTCGGTTTTACCGACTCCACCTTTTCCCAAAATTACCACACGAAACTCCCGCTGCCCCATGTTCGACATATTGTTTTTCAAATCACGGCTTGTCAGCCCTGTGATCTGCAGTTTAGTTTCTTGCGCGTCTGACTTTGGAGCGTAGCCCAACCATTTCCAAAGGCGGGACATTTGAAACGTAATGTCACATTTTATCAGGCGAACTTAAAACGCATTCATTATTCTGGGGGTATACCGCGCAACCGTTTCGAGCGCCTGGTGGGTTGGAGTCCTCTAACCGACTTCTTTTTCCGTTTCTCTGCAATGTCCACCAAACACAGCGGACAGGTGGTGTGGTTTTTCAGCCATCCTTGCAAACAGTGATCGTGATAAATGTGCCAACAATTCAGGCGCCTCACTTCAGTGTCGGGCTCAAACGCTTCCAGGCAAATGGTGCAATGCGGTTGTTCCACGTCCAAGCGGAAACGCTTTCGCGCCCTTTTCACCGTGTGCTGTTCCACCTCCGCCGGCGTGTATCCCACCTTGGCCACATCTTCGCCGAAATCGTCGGGGTTGTATTCGATGTCGATGAATAGATCTTCGGTGGGATCGACCATCCACCGCGTCAATGCAACCAAAAAGGCGTGTTTGTCCAACATGGATTGAGGCAACTCGTGTTCGGCTTGCACGTGAATATACTCCCCATAGTAGTGGGCTAGATCAATCACGTGTTCGTCCCGGCGGGGATCTCCCGGCATCAGCGGCTCGTCCTCATCCGGCACATGCAAGGGTAACTCCATAATCACGGCCACCAGCATGTTGTAGGTTGAGTCCAGCAGGCGGTTCAAATTGACCACCGCTTCCGGCAACTCTTCCATGACAAATTCAACTCGTGTCTGGATGGGTGCCATCGGAAGTGAGCACGTGTAAAAATGTGGCTTCATCAGTAAAGATGAGTTATCGTTTCTTGATTGATCCTCCACAACACTACACCACCGCCAGTGCACCGCTTTGGCAAAACACCCAGGGTTACACGGATTTAACGCGCTTGACCGCCCAAACGGGAAGTTACCAAGCCTATCCGTGGACCCCATTTCACCCGCGGGATGTCTCGCGTGCGTTTGGATATCCACCGTATGGCCAAAAATAAATTTTCCAATGTGACTCTCAACATGAACTCGCACACGTGTTCCTTACACAAAGCGCCGCCAACATGAACAGTGAAGAAGCCGAAAACGTCCAGGCATTTATCGCCGTTGGAAAAGAAGACCACACTGGCAAATACTTGTTCACCGTGAAAGATCCGTCTATCGCCGATTCCACCCATCAGGTGGGTGTGTATCTGGAGGCTTGTGTGACCATCCTGACGGTGGAAACACCCGAGCGATATTGGGTGTTTTGGTTGGCACCCACGGATGGCAAAGTGAAAGGCCATTCCTTCTCGGGCACACCCGACCCCGCCGCAACATTCCTGGACGGGTTTCGCCAGGACTTGCTGGACGCCGGTTACCCTGGCCACAAACTGCACACTGCGAGTTCACTGGAAGAGGCCGCGCGTGTTTTGGTCGACAAGGTGCGGGTGACCCCGGAAGCAGCCGACAATATTGTCAAGTATTTGGAGAAAAATCAATAAACCGCAAAAAAAAACAGTTAATCACACTCTTCAATGTTGGTCCAACGGGCGGGACAAAAGCAGTGGATAAATTCGTTGCACGCATCACGAGCATCTTCGACGAATAGGTAAATGAAGGACACTAGCTTCTCCACATCCCGATCAAGGGCCGCTCGGCCTGGATATTGGTCGGCGCTTAACTCCGGGCACTTCAAAAAATGATTGAAAAAATCCAGCACATTCACCACAAAGTTCGTCGCGCCTCGTCCCCAAATGGGCAGGGCCTCGTAAATGAAATCCGTGAGTTCTGGCAACACGTCAAACTTGAACATCACTGGCAAAAACTTGGGGTGAAGCTTGCACACGTTGAGCAGCGCCCACGCGGCTTCGCGACGCACCGATACGGCTGGATCATCGCGCATCGTCAACAACAGCGCTTTCAGGCCCACGTGGTCTTTGCCATAATGAATCACGCGACACGCCTGCAACTCGGTGCCGGCACAAATGTTGGAGACGGTCCACATGGCCTCCTTGCGCAACAACTTCGATGGGTTCGTGCGCACCACGGTGAAAAGACGCGTGAGCGCGTTGGCATCCAGCAGCGTGTCAGTGGGCTCACTCCGTGATGCAGCCACCAGATTGCCCATCAGTCGGGCGCACGGCATGGCCATGTCGCCGCTGGTGTCGACCAAGCGCGCCGGCAAAGCGGGAATGATTTCAGTGTCATCCAACATGACTTGAATCAGCGTGTTGGTGGTGGTCGTGGCGGACGATTCAGTGAGCAAGCTGAGAGCGGCCATCAGTTCTCCATTGAGGATGAAATTCTTGGGTAAATGTTTCCAACACTTCTTCACCAGCGCCACTAATTTCTGACACAGCGCCGGCGCGTTCAGACAGGCCAACAAGTGATTCGGCCAGGTGAACATGTTTTTCAACAAGGCCGCCCCCTGTTCCAAGGCAACCACCGCATACGATTGCAAACGCAGGTGATCACAAATGTCATGAAGCACGTCGATCACATCCGGCACTGGCTTGAAGCTCATAATAAAGGGCCGGTCGATGGACGTGTTGGCCGTGATATTACGCATGCCCCACATCAGATACATGGCCACCTGTGGTATCATGGGCGCTCCGTGACTACCGTCATCTGGTCCCTCGGGGTGCAAATAGATGCGCAACATATCCATGTAGCAGGCGAAAATTTCGCGATCGAATCGCCCATCCGGTCGAGCACGCGCTTCGAAATGAACCAGGCTTTTCGAGCACGTGTTAACCTGCTCTTGACCGTCGTTGGCAACGCCATCGTGACGATGGGGATTACAGTCGAGGGTGGTGACCGTAGTCAGAAAAAGGGTGGCCTCAGCGACCACTTCGGCGTTGTCACCCAGTTTTCCCACCGGGTGAGCGGCAGTCACAGTGTAATGCCGGCGGGCAAGGTCAGCAATTTTGGAAATCAGCTCGTAGCGCGTCAATACTTGACCAGCGTGATCACCGCGACCGGTGTCAGGCTTGGTGGTGATCAGGCAGTAGAAAAATTGCAGCGCCTGCACAATGTCACGCGTCGCACGCCGAGATTGCTGACACAGCACAGCGTGATGTTTTTCCAAGTTGCGTTTAATATACGGCAATTCCAACAGCTTGGTTTTTTTCAGTTTTTTTTGTTCGGCTGCCAAGATGCGTTGGCACGTGGAGAGAAAACTTTTTTCACCCTTCATTCGTATTTTTTTCTTTGGCGAATTTGAAAAAACATTTCGTTTAAAACAAAGAAACGCATGCAACCCACCACCAGGTAAAACGCCCTTCACCCGCGTGGTCCCATTGAAACTCACCCTTTTGTAGCGACGGGCGGTGGCGGGACATTTCTCGGCGATGTCGCCAAATCGAGGAAGCCATTCGCCAGCTGCACGACGACAAGAGCACGCTGGCCACGGAAATCGAAAAAAGCTACTATCAAAACGAGCGGCTTGATGAAAATGTCACCAACATTCAGCGCATTCTGGAGCATTGTGTCGGCTCCATCTTGAGTATTGCAGAACGGGACAGTGTGGCCATCTGGAACACACTGCACGCCGAAATGACCAAGGCACTGGTCGATTATAAGAACTACGTTTACACGTGTCCAGGCCGGAAAGACTTTGAGGATTGCGAACAATGCTTGCAGCGTCTGGAAAAGCTGTTGTCACTTTCGATAGCCCGCAACGATGAGGACTCCAAGTTGACGTGTTGTGTGTGCATGGACGCACAAGTCAATTGTGTCGCGGCGTGTGGTCACCTGTTGTGCTCCACGTGCACACAGAGTGTGGACAAGTGTCCAGTGTGTCGGAAAAAGATTGACGCACCCGACATTCGCCCACTCTACTTTTGTTGAATAAAAAGTTTTCTACTTTTTCCGTTTTCACCCAACCACACCCTGAACTCGTGGCGAATGGATACATTACGACAATGAAGTTTCGATATTGCCTGATTGAAGTGCCGGCGGAATTCTCCGGAAACGACGAGACCACCGTGCAAGTGTTTCGCGAGAAATCACCCGGACAATACGACTACGTCATGGACTTTTCCAGATTGGTGCGCATCTGCTTCACCGAGGGGTGGCCGATTGAATCACGCGACTGGTTCGAGTGTCCTGAGGAGCTCGAGTCGTTTGGCAAGGAAAATCACGAATAAAATTTTTTCCAGAAATCCCCCAATTTTTTTCCAAATGCTGAAAATCTCAAAACTCGTCCTGCCAGAAAAAAAAAGTTTGGTCCGAATTTTTTTTTTGGATTGACAAAATTTTTTTGGTCTTGGAAATTTTGAGATTTTCCAAATGTGCATTTTTTGAAAATTTCCAGGAAAGTTTTCAGGAAAAATTTCTCGGATTCCCTGTAGAGCAGATGTCGTCGTGCAGTGGGTATTGTGTGCCGCTATACCTTTTCGGAGGGATTGCAGGCCTGAATATGGCTGCCAATTTGTTATTTGATCGTAAACAGAGTTTTTCCGGTCGACTTTGGACCTTGTTCAAGTCCACGTTGTGGACGTTGCTTTTTGGCCTCATCATTTTCATGTTGTGTCGCTCGTGTCAATACCAGTATGCCTACATTGCGCTGGTGGTGCCAAGTATTATCTTTGGGGTGAACATGTTTATTTTGATGCTTCAGAATCGCTCTCGTCAGGCACTGGAGAAGTAATAAATGAAGAGTTATTATCTGTTTCTCTCTGCCCTTTAGGTCCCAGGGTCGTTAGTTTTCTTTCTTTTTTACATTTACACGTGTATGACGCGCCATAAGCGTATCCACAACGGCAATACATGATTTGTTTGTTGAATGAACGATATTTTTCACGTTTTATTTTCGGTGGGCTCGCCGGCCCCAAGAAATTGGGCCAGAAAGAAAAATGGCGCCACTTTTTCGGTGAACCAATTCTGCGCGGGGGTGCGCGTCGATTTCAGCGGGGTAGACACATCACCCTTGCGCGCGTCCATCTCAAGCCGTGTCCACATGTCGACCACCTGCGTTTCCCATTCTCGGATTTCAGCCAGCCGTGTTTCTAACTCGGCATCCGATAAGCGAGACGCTTGACTGTGCACGTATTTCAGGCACTGTTGGCGCCGGCGTGCCAAGCGCTCAAAAATTTCTTCCTCACTTTCCATATCTGGTGAGATGGAGAGGCTTTAATATGTGACCGATCAACGCTGAAACCAGAGAAAAAGAAAAAGGGCACCAGCACCCAAGAGCAGGGCCCACAAAACCCACTCGGTATTCCCACGATCACGGCGTCGTTTGGATTTCGGCGGTGAGACTTTTCGCGGTTCGACAACCATTTCAGGTTGAGGTGCGCGTTGCACTGGCGGCACCTGTCGAGTCACCGGCAGCACCTTTCGAGTCACCGGTGTGACCACTTCGGCCACTTGCCGCGGTGGATTCATGGGATGAGTGTAGGTCATAGATGGCTGGTGCGGTGGGGGCGATGCTGCGGCAGGCTGAAATGACGGCGAAGGTGGATTTTGGAGGGGTCCTTGTGGCATGGGACCCTGATAAAATGAATCAAGCACTGGTCGCTCAGGTCTCGGCAAAGGTCTATCCACCACCAAAAGTGGGGATGGATTGGTTGAGAAAGAATCGGCACGGCTGCCAGAGGCCCCAGGCCTGGATGCTGCCAAGAGACTCTCATGTTGAATAGAGTGCGCATGATAATCACGGCCTGATACTGTGGCATGTGGTGTCAGTGCATGTGTCGGTCGCGCCGGGAAAGACACTTGTTTTTTCAACGGCGGGCCTGATTGGTGACTTTGACCAAAGGCGACTGTCCTTTGGGGTCTCTCTGTTCGTTGGATCGTCTCGGACATCGTAGGCCTTCCAGGCCCCGGCGGTGGTGGTCGGTGATAGGTGGCACGTCTTCCTAATGGACGAGGCGGTCGTCGCGCCGGCATGTCTTGATCGAGGCCATAGTCAATCACCGCACGCGCGATCGGATTCCCTGACCCACTCATGGCCTCTAATATCGCCGAGGACATGGAAACGTTTCCCCATCGTCGACGCCGTCCATGACGATGTCTCCTTTGATCACCGTGGCGAAACACAGTAATGATTTCAACTTCATCTTCGTCGTCGTCGTCAGGTTCGTGGCGACGTTCACGGATACGTTCGCCTTCGTCCTCGGTGGACAGTCCAAGCTGGATGATGCGTTTCAGAAATTCATCGAGTGTTTCCTCCGAGAACGCCATGCGATTCAGTGGATTTTCAAGCTTGCCGCATTTGTCGTAATACTGATGCAGCGCCCGAATGTCGAAGCAGTGAACTACATTTTTTTCGCGCACTTTAAAGATGAATTCCGCCGGCACTTCACTGAAATCTTCCAGCGTGATTGGATCGCTGGGATTGTTGCACTCTTCACAACCCGTGCCACTTTCCTGGAATGTTGCATCATCAGCAGCATCGGCAGTGACGACACTGGAGACAGTGGTGGAAGTGGTGGACATGTTTTATCGGGCAACCAAGAATTTTTTTTATTCGCCTCAACCGTTTCACCCGTTTCAACCGTTTCACCCATTGACAGGAATCTTGATGACCACGCCGTCGCTATCGGTGAAAATGCGGACGCGATACGGTTTGACCTCCTCGTCTGGATCAGGTCGGGGATCAAACACCGTCAAGATCTCAAACTCGAAGCGGGGATAATTCACCGCGAGTGTGTCGAGGAACTTTGGCGTGATCTTGCGATGCAGCAATTGGGGCCACTGGGCTTTGGGATATTTTCCATCTCGCGTTTTTTCAAAATCGACTTGCATTTCGCCCCTTGTTAGATTTTTTTATTTCACTGATTGATCCATTCGATCCACTCAAAGGTTTCAGTCAAGTCATATTCGTTGGCCACGCGCATCATTTCCGCGTGCTCGGAGACATCGTCCAAGGCAATGTCCTTGCTAAGCAGGGGTTCGACGCGGTGAAAGCGATTGCCCAAAATTTGATGCACACTTTGCGAGATGGCCTCTTGGTTGCCGTCCATGATCATGTCCAAAATGCAGGTCACCCACTTGAGCAGACCGAGCGACGCGTCATCGCACACGTGGAGTTCGCGGGGCATCTCGCCGGTGCCCAAGGACAAAATGTAGATTTCCTCGGGCGCTGCCCCCAAGGCCAGCAAGTGGGTGAGCATGGCCAGCGAGGGGTTGTTGTGCACTACACCACCGTCCACACAATTGCCGTCCAAGGGAAAATACGTGGGTGCAGCCGTGCTCTTCATCACCGCTTCGACCACCTTGACGCCGCGGTCGTCGGTGTCAATCAGATTGTGGTAAAACACGGGATGCCATCGTTCGCATCGCCGTTGCAAACTGGCCGAAGCACCGGCGGCGCCAATGTGCTCGAATTGGGCGGCCAATTTCTTTTGCTCACTTTCCTGTTTTTCCTCCTCGCTCACGGCGTCACCCGGCGGGTAAGACTCTTTCTTGCCGGCACCGTGCACGGGTGGCAGATGATTGCTGTTCACGGCAAAGGCTGGAATGAAGAGGGCGCGGGGCACTTGGTCGAGTGTCGCGTCTTTCAGGTGCGTCTCGAGCAGGCGCCGCAAATTGCGATTGGGGTATTTGGATTTCACCAGTCCACCCAAACTGGAGATTTTGTAAGTGGCGCGCCGCTCAAACACTTTGCGCATGTTCTCGTAAGTGATGATCTCGTCGGCCTCATTTTCCAGCCCACTGGCCAACGCGGAAGCCAAAATGGCCCCGGCGCTGGTGCCGGCAAACACGGTGACCTCTTTGAGAAAATCAGGATACTGGCCCAAAATACGTTTGAGCAAGGTCCACTGCAAAAGCAAGCGAGCACCTCCTCCGTCCAACGACAAAATCAAGTAACGCATCTTGTTTCAAAATAAGAAAATATTCTCGTTTTTAAGAAAAAAAACATGTCACAGAGTCGGGAGTCACATCGGCACCTGCGCGATCCTAAAGTGTGGGGACCCACATTCTGGAAAACCTATGACATCATCGTGCAAACGTATCCACGTGAACCCAACAAGAAGCAGCGCAAAGCGGCGCTTGATTTTTTCCACAGCCAGAAATACTTGATTCCCTGCACTCGGTGCTCAAAGAACTATCGTCGCATTTTGCGCAAGTATCCACCACGCGTGGAAAGTCGCCCGGCGCTCGAAGAATGGTTTACACTTTTGAAACACAAGGTTGCCAAACACGTGGCCAAGCAATAAATTTTTTTTTGAAAAAAAAGGTTGACGTGAGGGGCACCATGGATTTCTTAAACAAAGATGTCGTCGCGTTTCTCTGTTCTTTTCTTAAGAAACCAGACGTGGATAGTTTATCACTCGCTTGCAAAACGCTCTACAACCACACGTTGAAATTCAAACAGGACCACTATGCGTTTCACATAGATGACGTGCTCTCTTCTCCGGAGGGTGGAGTTGAATTCAAGTCGAAGGATCAAGTGATTCAACTGAATCCAGGTGAACGCCTACCTCCATTTAAGCGGATTGTTTTTGGAACGACTTTTTATCAACCCATTTCTGATATCGATTGGGCACGTGTTGCGCCGACTGTCACCCGACTGACTTTTGGTAGTTACTTCAATCAGTCCGTTGATTGTGTCCAATGGCCTCCGCGTTTGACACATTTGACATTTGGAGACGGCTTTAACCAACCGATTTGTGCGATCAATTGGGATGAAGTTACTCCAAACTTGAGGAATTTGACTTTTGGCTTTGACTTCACCCAATCTTTAAGTGGCATACGCTGGCCGCCGTCTTTGACCACCTTGAACCTCGGATATGCTTTCAATCATCCTGTGGAAGCATTATTTTTGACGAATGGGTTGAAAAACTTGAAGTATTTAACATTTGGAGCGGACTTTAACCTCCCGATTCATGGTATTGACTGGTCAGAAACCACACCATCCTTGACGCATTTGACGTTTGGAAACTTTTTCAATCATCCAATTGATGGCGTCGTCTGGCCAAAAAGCTTGACTCATCTTAATTTCGGAGCCATGTTTGATCAGCCCTTGGATAAAGTTAAGTGGCCGTTACTAACACCTAACCTCTCCTCTTTGAAGCTTGGGAGATCATTCAATCGGCCGATTCAAAATGTCTCTTGGCCCCCAAGCTTGAAGCTTCTCAAGTTTGGAATCGAATTTGATCAGCCTATTGAAAGTATAGATTGGTCAAAGGTGTTACCCAATCTTGAATCGTTAGAGTTTGGGTTATGTTTTAGATATCCATTTAGCAAAATTGTTTGGCCATCAAGTTTGAGGCGTCTCCAAATTTGTTCATGTGATTGCAACGAATCCTTTGTTCACACTCAGCTAAAACATTTAACTCTATGGATAGAGAGTTCAATCTACCCAAGTATTCAATTGCCAAAAACCTTGACCCATTTGTATGTGACCGGCAATTTCAATCAACCGTTGGAAACATTTTTCGTGGACCCACTCCCTAACTTGACACACTTGAACTTATTCTCAAGATTTAATCAGCCCGTGGATAACCTGAACTGGGTGCACCTGTTTCCCAGTCTCAAAAAAGTAGAATTCGGGTTTCATTTCGACCACTCCCTCGAGGATGTTGTGTGGCCTCCCAATCTTGAGTGCTAAGAGTTACAAGACAGTGGATACTTGGAACCTTGAAACTTTTATGGCACTCTCTCATAATGAGATCAACCAAGGAGTTGAGATCGGGCTGATGCAGTATGTTTTGCAGTATGTTTACGACTATTTTTGGCCACCAATCACTGTCACACCGCGGTGGGAAAAGTTTTAATGAATTTGCAAAATATTGGGGGCACTGTATCGGAATTTCTTTTTGAACAACTTGGGTCGTCGAGTCCGACACCACCCGCGGAGATACACCAAGAGTTCGTCCACATTGGCAAACGAGAAAACATTATCCACTTTTTTGCGAGTCCGCTCTTCCACCCAACAGAAACACCGCGCGAACGGCTCGGATAGTTTCTTGAAAATCCGCAAGTAGGCCGTGTTCCACGCCGGAGGCTCTCCCACACTGGTAAAAGATTGAGAAAACAGACAATGGCTGATGGCAATCAGCTTACGTGGAACCGGGCGTGACGGTCAGAAACAGCTCGCAGCCTTTTTTGTAATCGCCGGCGAGAATGATGAATTCGTCGGGATTCACCAGCTCGACGTGAATGCGTTGCCAGATATACTGAATTCGATTGCGAATCAGCCGGAGATGTGAGTGTTCCAGCCGCTGTTGATCATCCGTGGCAATGAATTTCAAGTAAGCATCGCCATCATTTTCCAGCGCGGCCAGCGAGCGTTCAAGGGCGACCGACGACGAAGTAAATCTTGTGTTATCCATAAAGTGTCACGCGCTTGTTTCTCAACGGTGCTCAATTTTTCCACGGTCGTTTCAACATGCGTCGAGAAATCCAAATGTCCCACAGCAAACTCGAAAAACGTTTGGAGAAAATATCAGGCTTGGACGCGTTGAATGAATTAGTTCGAGTTGCCATAGAGAGCAACCCGTTTCCGTCGGGCACCCTGAAACACACTTCCTGGAGAGAGCAGTGTCTGGTGAATTTCCCGCTGCTCTACCTGGCGAGTCTGGAACTCTTTCAGTATGGCAGCGAACGCGAGTGTGACACCTACCTTTTTGCCACGCGGGATGGATGTCACTGGCACCGCATTTTTCAGGCGCTGTTTCCCGCGTGCAAGGCCCACTATTTTCATTGTTCGCGCAACATGCTTGAACGGGCCACGCATCACAAGAATGATGCATACGATGCCTACGTCGCATCGCTGGCGAGTGATCCCGCGCGAGTGGTTTACGTTGACATCCACGGCACAGGAAAGCGCATGTTCAACTATTTCTCGCGGCGCTGGAACAAGGTGCCCCACTGTTTTTTGTTGACAGCCGTCGAGCGATCCATGGACACCATGCCTGGCACCACGCGGAAATGGGCCAAGCGCGATCGCGTCCGAGTGCTCGAGTGGGGTATGCGCGGTGGACCGATTGAAATGTTGAATTACGACTTGGTGGGCACGCTCCAAAACTACTCCACGCGCGACGGGCCTGTGCGCGATCGCCTGGAATACCCGCAACGCTACGTGAAACCTCATCACGCGTGCATTGATTTTCTGGTGGCCCGGTTGCAACCCATCCAGGCGGATGCTTTCAGCACCAGCGGGGACGACGTTAGACACCTGATTCGGCGGCAGTGCGATTTGATTGCGCGGCAAAAGCCAGCGATTGCCCAACACATTGAGCACGTGGTGAAACATGAAAAATCTTGACAACACAATAAATGAGCGACGTGCAATTTCACTGGAACCGCCGGTTCTCGTTCGACCCTGACCAAAAGTATTTGGTGTATTTCCGCGGGTGCTTTTGCCCGTGCCACAAAAACCACTTGGCGCAAATCGAACCCTACTACGACGTGCCCAACGTAAACATTTTCATTTCTCAAATGGGTTCGGAGCACAGACACGGTGTGCCCGCGCGGGTCAATCGGAAAATATGGAAAAGCTACATCAAGCACTGCGTGCCCGCCGAGTGTCGCCAGCGCATTCGCTTGGAGCAGATGCAGGACGGTGCCGCCGACATTAAACCGCACCTGGATGGTATCCACCGCGTGCTTTACGTGATGGGCAACGAGAAAGAACACTTGATGGAACATGGAAACCCAGGCCCTGACCAGATCAGACGCCTGAAAAAAGCCCGGCGGAAACGCGAGCATCACCTGCGTCAGCAACGTGAACGTCTTGTTCGCATTTTGGCCAAGCGACACATCGGCTTGGACTTTGTGATTGACGACCGCGTGATGAAGGGAAAGGTTTCAGCCACCCAGTTCGTGGCTGCCATTCGACGCGGTGCCACCGTGGAAGAGCTAAGCACCTTTATGCCTGACGCCTTACCACTCAAACAACGCCAAAAGATTATTTCCAGGCTGCGCAAGTGCCGACTGCATTAGTGTGCACTGGACTCATCACCTGAAAAAAATTTCCAGAAATTCCCATTTTGAAAAAAGTTGACTCTCAACCCAGATTGGTCAAGGCAAAAAAAAATTTGGATGAATCTGAATTTTGGTCGCTGGGCCAGATTGATTTTTTTTTCGGGAGGTTGAGAATTTTTCAATTTGAAAAATTTGGGGATTTTCTGGAAAACTTTTTCAACCCCCGTTCACCTGGCCGCTGGATAAATATCGGTCGGTGATCAAGCGTGGGTGTGAAAAAGAAGATGGCTTTGGTTGTCGCGAGTGCCCCTGATTTGGTGCAAGTCACCACCGAAGTGTTTCGACACATTGAGCCCACGGCTGGAAAACCAGATGACAATGTGCATTGGGTTTTATTCAAGAACGGCACCTTCTACACTTTTCCCAAGTCGGAGTTTCCCGAGAACACCCTGTCCCCGGACGACCTGGTGGCGCGTGCTTTGGACATGTCCAAGGGCGCCGAGTTGCTCAAGTATAACGACAACGACTGTGTCACCGTGTTGCCGTATCGCGAGTTTGGACATCCCACTTACGTGGTGCTTTCGTGCTTGCGCCAGAAAATCGGATGGGTCATTGTGGGTGAAACCGACAAGTGGGCTGAGACCGAGCAGCAGGAAGCCGCCGTCGGATATGTGGCACGCACCAAGTATGAGATGGATTGCGAAGAAAACGTCATTTTGGCCACGTCATTCAAGTGGAGCGCGGCCGAAGATTGAGCTCTGGAAAAGCCCGCTGGAAATCTTCCAAGCGCGTGCTCAAATAAACGTCGGAAATACTCAAAGTTCCATGGTCTCTTTTTAACGAGTATGCAAATACCACGGGTCCTCCGTTGGCTTCCTGAGGATCAGGACGAGGGGTGAATTCAAACACGCACTTTTCACATCCGCCGCGCGTGATGGAGTGGTGATGCACGTGTTGGACGGTGCCTTCGAGAGGTCCGCTGCCGTCACCCAGAAATCGAGAGTGTCGCTGGGCGAAACCCCCCCACGGGAAGATGGTGCGTTCGTGTCGTTTCCGCGGAGGAACCCACTGTTCTGCGCCAGGAAACGGATAATACGTAGCGCGATCTTTGAAACACCACATCTCTTACATCTTGAACGCGAAAGAAATCTCGAGTGAAAACCAAAGCGGCGCATGAATTACGTGGTCAACAAAATTTCCACAGGCGTGGGCACGGCCCTCTCAGTGGCCGGCGTCGGAACAGGCATCGTGGCCACCACGTTCGCCGGGCTGTATGGAGTTCCCGCGGCCGTGGTTGGAGTCTCCGTGGCGGCCCCCGTGGCCTGTGCATACGACATCTTCCTGGGCAGTGGAGCCCTGGTGGCCGCCGCCACCCAAGAACAGTTGGACACACTGAAAGCAGAGAACGACGAACGCAACGAACAGCTGCAAGAATCGGCGGCGCAACTGCAAGAGACCGAGAAAAGCAACGCGGAACTGCGTCGGCAAGTGGTGCAACTCTCCGAGCAGCTGGTCACGTTGGACGAGACGTCGGCTGACCTGATGCGCCAGAATGAAGTGCGCGAAGCGCAATTGCGACAATCGGAACAGCAAATCCAAGAACAGGAAGCTCAAATCAAAAAATTGTGGGAAATCCACGGTAACCTGCGCTTGGCACTCCAAGGCTTGGCGGTGGCCGGTGATACGTTCGATCAGTTCGGTGGCATTCTGGCCGAGCACTCGGCGACGCTGTCAGAGAAAATCGATCATCTCGCCGACACCACGGACAAACTGGATGAAACCGCCGCGGTGCTCACGCATTTGACACAATCGCTCGACCGTCACATTGAAACCGACCGAGCCCTCATCCACACCCGCGAATTGTTGTTCGAATAAACTACTACTACTACTTTATTTCGTCAAAACTCCAGAATGGCCGAAGAGAACAAAATGGGCATGCCCTGAGAATTCTGCGCTTGCACTTCGAGCAGACCGGTGGCCGACTTATCCGTGTTGGTCAAGTCCATAGTGAACACCTGGAACGTGTCCGTGTTGTCACAATCGTAGCGGGCATACAACGGACTATCACTACCCTGACGCACCAAGCGGAGAGAATACACGTCGCTCGCGTTGCTGTTGCTCGAGTCTTCCGATTTCTTGCTCACCAACATGGATGCCAAGTGCACCCGCTTGGCCTTTTTGCCCTCGGGCACAATCAAGTGCAGCACCCGGAACCACGTGGTCGATCCTGAGAACGCCTTATACATGCTGCCCGGATCGGCCAACGTGTAGGCGATGAACGTGCTCTCGGGGGCTTTCGGCTCCGTCGGACCAGATGGTTCCGAGGAGGTGGTGACAGAAGCAGTTTGAGTTTGAGGCATGGTGTTGCGGGCGATTTGTCCGTTTCCGGCCATGGGCCCGCGGCTGTTCACCGGCGGCGCCTGGGTGCGATTGTTGAAACTCGGGTGAGGCGTGAAACCACACGATCCCCCACCGCCGGCGCGACCACCCGAACTCTCCTTGTAGCGCCGGAGGTTTTCACGGCGCTTGTCTTCAGCACTCTGAGGCGTGCCAATCTCGGTGGATGAATTGCCACCTGTCCCATAGGGACCGTTTGCACCTGCGGTGCGCATGGCCTGGCTCTGGAGAGCACCGGCGGAAATGTTGGTGGTGAACTGACTTTGCGTGAACGCCGAATTGCTCATGGCCGGATCGGGCGAGGCCAGGTTGGTGTTGCGCCGCAACGACTGGGGATTTTGGGGCTCCTCGCGAGTGGCCGGCTTTTCACCCACATACCCGTTCAGGCCTGAACCGGCTCCGGTCGAACCTCCCACGTATCCGAGCCCTTTGACCGGGCTAGGCGGCGCTTGTTGCGTCGGTTGCATGGCGGCGGCGGCCGAATACGAAGAGCTGTTGGCATATTGGGGCGGTTGAAAAGTGCTCATGATTCCTTTTTCTGCTCTTCACCCGAGGGGATTTTGGAAAAGAAACAAACGATTTCTGATTTTTGACTTGCGTTCACAACCACCGCCGCACCTTGAGCCCATGGCCACTTGAACCCGACACACATCTCAACCATGTCTGATTTTGCCTGTTTGAAACTCATGGCCCAGATGCAAAAGGCCACGGGTCCCGGCCATTGCGAACTTTTCACCTGGTCCACCTTGTTTCAGTTGATCCAGGTGTCGCGCGATTTTAACGCCCTCTTTCAGCCCTTGCTCTACACCCACTTTCTTCCGTCAGCTGATCATGCCGTAGAAGTGGTGGCCAAACTTGAGCGGCACGGATGGAACGCAGAAACGGGTCACGGTGTGAATTATGTTGAATTTTCACATCCTCGAGCCCACGATTCGTTTCGCATCGCTTGGTCCACAGGAGACCCCGATCGCACACGAGTGGCACACTTTTGGTCACAATGTGTTTTCAGGCAGCTGGAAAAGGAGATTCAAGCGAGCTACCTACCCTTTAGTTTTTCTTTGAATATCATTCGTGGAAATTCATGGCAATACCATCACACCATTCATATGGTGCGTCATAATATGACTGGATTTCGTTTTTCATTCGACGGAGAGGATTGGGAAGATGTCATTGAGCTAGTCGCTCCGCTGATGTTTATCTATTGTGCTTTTCGTTGTGAGGTTACATTATCGATGCCGATTGCTTGGCTCTCGACGGGTAGTCATCTCTTTGGTTTCAATCGAGACTTGAAAGATTCCCGTCAAATGTATTTCTCATTTGACGATTTCTACATAGCACTCTCATCGAATCGTCACTACAAAAAACTTTACCAAACCCTCGATTTGGATCACGCCAAAATTGAGCATTTACCCCCGCGCCATTTTTTTGATTGCTTTTTGAAAACTCCGGGTCTGGCATCACAATTGGAGTGGTGTGGTAACATTGGATACTCGATTGCTCTTTACCATCCCGAACAATATGAGATCGATTACCAAACTCATGTTTTTGAGGTTTGGCACCGTGAAGGACTACTTGACATTAGTGCCCTTCAGGCAGCTATTATGGTGGAAAAGCTTGAACTTGTTGAGTTTTTGCTGGATCAGGGGTGTGACCCAAACTTTTGTCCTCAGAAACACACATTTGTGATTGCATTGGAAAGTGAAAACATGGATATCATGCGGCTTTTGTTTAAGCATGGCTTGAAAATCGAATCGCCCGAACACGTCCATGTCCTGATTAGAATAGGTGTGGCAGATCTTTTGCCCGTGCTTGATTATTTTGTCGACCAGGAGGTTGACATGTATGTATGGTGGCACGGTGACAATCCTTTTCACACCTTGGTGCGTAACTACATGTATCCATTCACGTATCCGTGCTTTGAGTTTCTGATGGGTCATTTACCCAATCGTTTTTTGCATGATCAGATGTTTTGGGAGGGCGTTCTGGATGTGCTGATTGATACAAGCGTGGGTGTCGAAGTGAACCAGGATATTCCGCGAATGTTGGAACGACTCTTGGAAATCCCGGGATTCGTCGCGGCAATCGGCGAGGGCCATCCATGTTTGTATGAATTGGCCAACTCAGCATTTAAAATTGAGACCAAATTGCATATAGCCAACCTGTTGATTGGAGCCGGTGCCACAGCCAAGGATTGCCGCGAGTGGAGCATGGAGCCGGCGTTGATGAAACTATACTTGAAACACGGCTATGAACCCTTTGCTCCCAATGTGCACGGTGACATTCCCATTTTCATGAGCATGTTGTATGGACCTCACGACACGTGGGAACTGATGGTGGAGCACATTGACATCAACACCAAGAGCCACACTGGATACACGGTGCTCTCGTATTTGGTCAAGGCCATCTTGCGCAAGATTCCCATTTGTGACAGCGACGACATGGACCATTGGCTGGCCAAAGCTCGACGCATGATGAGCCTCGGCGCAGATTCCAACGTGACCAACCCGGCCACGGGCGACACCCTACAACAGTGGGTGGCGAGAGCCATTGAAGGTGAACGAAAGCGCGCGAAACCCTGCAACAGTTGGTGTTCATCACGGTCGGCGCTGGAAATCATGCGGGAACTTTACGATATTCTCATCTAAAATTTATTTTTTGCTGCTGTGACTCTTGCACGACTTTTGACCAGATCGATGGCTGGCGCACGAAGTGCGTGATCGATGGCTAGTGCACTTTGTGCACGAAGTGCGCGAATAGTGGTTCTTGCCACAGGTGCCAGGATGTTCACGGGCCACCTCGACAAAAAAGGGTGCGCGCATCTCTTGAAACTTCATGCACAATCGATTCTTGGATCCCTTGAGACCGGCCACCTCTTGGCAGCAGGGCACGGGAATCACTCGGTGCAAATACACGGCACCCGTGGGGTTGAAATCGAGAAACTGGCGCACCAACATGCACTCATCCTGGTTACAGTTTTTCAGGCAAGACAGCGTGGAACAGGACGACGAAGACGACGATGATGACATGGCGTGATAATACTACTGTGAGGTTGAGAATTTATTTTTCAACGAGGCGCGTGGATTCAAAAATGCGATCGGCATTCTCAGCCTCGAAACCCTCTCGCATGGATCGGTCGACAAACTCAACAAATCCGCCCGGGATGTGCACAATGTGAAAATCGGAATTCTCGTCGGCCCGCGTCGACTACTGTTTCAACAAGCCATCACGCTATACTTTCACTTTCATTCATCTGGTCAGGGATCAAGGTTTATTGTGAGCCACGCACGTAGGTGTTATGCACTTGACACGGGTAACAATTCAGGGCGCGCGTGGTTCCAAAGGGACAGCCGCCGGAAATCTGGTCAGTGTTCATCAGCGATCCTTGCGGGTTCACGATGCGATTGGTCCACCAATCCACACAGGTTTGCGAGCACACTTGCTTATCCGGCTGCGCCTGACACGTTTGAGCCACGCGCTGATCAATGCTCAAGATCTGGTGTTTTGGCTTTTCAGCCAGCGTGTCCAACCAATCCATGCCGCGCAGTGCGATCGGGTGTTCGGGCACCTGGTCAAAATAAATGTCGGAATCCGAGCCACGCGGCGGTGTCAAGTTAGTGCCCAAGCGATACTTGTGCCACTCCTGATGCATCACGTTGTCCGTGCTGTAGGGCGCGCGATTGATCTGACCCGTCGCCGCATTCACGTAGGTAAAAGGCGGCTTGGTCTGATTCTCAGGTAACAGCAACGGCAGATTCATCGTGTGTTCACCCAGCACCTGATCATGATTGTGATTGTCACGCGAAAACAGGCGCTGCATATTGTAAAGCAACTCGTTGCTCGTGTTCGATGGCCATATCGGCTGACATCGACTTGGAGGGCAACTCATTTTCTCTAACTCTTGAACGACATTTTAAAAGACAGGCGGCGTGGGCTTGTAGCCGGGCGATTGCTGTGAATTTTTGCGACGTTTTTTTTTCTTGGTAGTCACCACCGTCCAAGCCGACGACTTCCCACATCGTGTGAATGACTCTGCAGGGGTGCCCGCTTTTTTGCGACGGCGTCGCCGTTTTTTCTTTTTCACCTCGTCGTCACATTGCACCATGATAATGGGTGGCACCACCCGGGCCGAGGCCTCATTCTTTTTCCGATACGGCGTGATGGGGTCCCGCCCCAAAAAGCGGGGACTTTTCATGATGGGCCGAAGGGTGCCACTCGCCGTTTTGATGATTTCGAACGTCGTCGTCGAATCTTCACCCGAAAGAGTGCGTGGAAAATGAAACGCGTCATTTTGAAATCCGTTTTGACCCCAACTGCTGTTCATCAAGTGATCGATGTCCATGGCGAATCCCCAGCGAATGTGGGGCACCATGCCGGGCTCGTAGTAAGACGACTGATTGTGCCGCCACGGCTGCGCCGGTTGATGGCGAACGCGCTTGTATTTGGCGATGGCCTGTTTCATTTGATCCGCCGAAAACCAGGCCATGCTCGTTTTCTCGGTGCACGTCTGGAACATGTTGCCATTGTGCGCGTCAAAACAGTCCGGCACCAACTCACGCAACAAATGCGGGAACTTTTTGGCCATGGTCTTGTAACGCGCGAATTTAGATGGGTAATCGACGAACGGCACGTATTTCAGAAACGAACGGTAGCCTTTGCCCGAGGGTGTTTTGGAATCCAAGGCCAGCAAGTATCGACCTTCCATGAGCTCCGCCCGCATCCAAGCGGCATTTCCAAAGACGGCGCCCATGGTTTCTTCGAAGAACTCGCGGGCCGCACCCTCTTCGGCCGTTTCACCCGCATGGATAGATCCGCCAAACTCGGACCACGAGCCGGAATCAACGCCCCAACTCTGATTGGGTTTCTCGCGCCCCAACAAAAACCAAGTGTTTCCGCGCGCATCTTTGGAATAAGGTAGCACGCCCGCAGCCTTGATCTTCGGCTTCATCTACCCAGTGATGAAGAAATAAAAGGACGTCATTTGCACTGGGTGTATTTTGTCAAGGTCCAAGAGGTGCTAATTGCAGGGATCGCACTCAGGTAAATATCGGTTGCTTCAATCTCACATTCAATTTCGACACTCATATCAATGTCAATGAAATCTCGAGCAAGCTCTGTCGGAATTAAAATTGTCATTCTAGTCGACTCTGACCAACTCCGATACAATTTAGAGCATTCTTCTATGGTTGCGGAATGACCAAGCCACATATTGGAAGATTCAGAGGCAAGTTCGATCAGACGCTGATCATACAATTTGAGAAATTCAAACATGTCATTTGAAAAGTGAGGATTAGTCATATTGCGTGACAAATAGATAGAATATGGAGTGTTGTCTGGCCAATTCACACAATTAAGCCGACAAGGTGGCACTATGATTCGTAAAGGGTGAAGTTGATAGCGAATTTTGCCACGACAAAGCATTTCATTCACCACTCGAATATTTTCCACCGTGATGTGATTCATCTTCACCTGCTTTGGATTAAGTGGAAGGCTCAGAACCAATTTCTGGAACGCGTCGCGTATGGCCAGCCAGCTTGAGCAGCTCTCAACGTCGACCAACGACTGTGGAAAATATTTCCGCGTGAGCATCAACCAGAAATGCCGATGTTGCCACGCGGGCTGAAAGTGCTTGACGCAAAACACCCCGTCCGTCAATTGGGACAGCTCCAGGAATGAGAAAATCATTCGCCACACGTCCCACGGCAGTCGAGTGATTTCCGACATGTCCACCACTCGACCTGAAAAACTTTTCTGGAAATTTCCAAAAAATCCAACTTTTGAAAAAAATAAATTTCTCCAGCTCAAAAAAAAATTCGGGCCAAAAAAAAAATTGGGTTGTCAAAAATTTTTTTGTTTGAAAAATCAGGGCTGACAAAAAATTTCCATTTTGAAAAAAAGTGACTTTTTTCAGAAAAACTTTATTAGACGGCACGGCCTGATGCGACGGGTGGGCGAATGGTGTTAGTGGCGTCTGCAGGTGTCTGTCGCCGCGTTTGGTAACCAGCATTCACACCGGCGCGTGTTCGAACGCCCACTTGGGGGCACAGTTTCAAAATTCGATCACGCGCGCGCTGCTCCTCGCGTTCGACATCTTCGCGCAATTCGTCCAACGGGATGCGAGTCACTTCGGCCAGCTCAGAGTCGAGCGCCAACTCGCGCGCGATTTTCAAGTAAGCCAGCGCCTGATTTGCCTTGGCGAGCGCCATCAGAGGATTCTTCATTTGCTGGGCCGACAGCGCCTGATTCGCCGCTTTCTTCACACAGCTGGCGCCCTTTCTCAACACGGCTGGATCGGTGCCTCGTTTCTCGTAGAGTTTTTTTGAAAGCCCTACCACCAGGGCCACCAACAGAAAGACGCCCAAGCCCACCCCGGCGTGCTGGGGTAATTTTTTTGTCCACTCCATCACTACTAGAAACACAATTTATTTTTTTCTTTGAGACCGCGTTTTCCACACCGGTCGATCACACTGGTCGGATCGAGCAGCTGTTGAGCTACAAGTCTTTTGCGGTGTTTTCACGGTTTTGGTGCGTTTTTTGCGCACGGGTGCTTTTTTCGTCCGTCGCACTTGTAAACACACTGGAAGATCTGAGCACGTTGCTCTGCGATGCGCTTTGCCCACCAGGTGATCTACGGGGTTGAGCGACGGCAAATCAGCGTAGAAAGTCAGCACAGGTTCATAGCCCCCGGACCAAGGAGTGTAAAATTTGCGACATGGATCATCAGGGCGAATCAAAGCGTGCACTGGCACGTCATTCGCCGCCTGATGATCGGGATGTTGTGGCGCGTCGGTGTCGACGCTAATGAATTGTTCGCCTGGTTTCAACAGGGGTGGTGGTTTGGGCATCACCTTGGCCAAGTAAGGATTTCCTTTGGACCATGTGTGGTGCGTGCGATCTTTTTCTTCAATCTCTGGAAAATCCATGTCGGCTGATCAGGTCGGGTGATCGACTGAAAAATTGTCGATACCAAGTCTGAAATATATTTCCGTTTTTTTTGAAAAGATTTTTCACTTAGAGGGTTGCGCTCATGGACCCTTGTTTGAAACCCGTTTGGGATTGTATTTTCTCGCACTGTGATTTGCGGAGTTATGGTCGCCTGGCTCAAACGTGTCAGGCGTTGCACAAAGTTGCCAATTTGCCACGCCATGTGGTAAGACAAGTGAGAGGCCTAAAAGAGTCAATCCAGGATGCCCAACCTCTGACTTTGGAGGACTTCTTGAATAATTCTTCATACCATTCCACTGATTTTTTACGAGTTCGAAATCCTTCACTTGAGACAGTTCTCGAAGCTCTTCATAATCCATGGATTTTGGAACTTCTGAATGATCAAATGCAGTGTAGACTTGGAGAAAAATCACTTACAGGAGTTTTACATAAGAACCCTTTCATGCTGAGACATGTATGTGATCAGATGAGAACGCGTGCAGTATGTATGGCGGCTGTAACTATTTCAGGTGACGTGATACAATACTTGTCTGACGCCCAACAAAAAAAGGTGGGTATGGAAGTTTGCATTGCTGCCGTGAATTCACGTTCTTATGCGTTACAATACGTTTGTGAGGCGATGCGAACTCCGGAACTGGTTGTTCAAACTTTCATGAAAGATGGAATGTCTCTTGCGTATTTATCCCATTCGGAGCAGCGCAACTTAGGAGTTACGGTCTGCATTCAAGCGGTTGAGAAAAATGGACTAGCAATCAAGTATTTGTGCGACGATCTCAAGACCAAAGAGGTTTGTCTGGCAGCCATCAAAGAAGATCCATATGCGTTGCGTTACATATCAACCGCCAAACAGCTTGAATTGGGCAAGGAGCTGTGCCTCGAAGCCATTCGCCGTGACAAAACAGTCTTTCCACATGTATGTGATCAGATGAAGGCCATTCACCCAGAGCTGTATCTGGAAGTGATCCGACAAGATCGAAAGTATGCGCTGCATTTTTATTAAAGCTCGACAGTTTGACTCAGCCACGCCGGACCGTGTTCACACAAAAGTTGAGCAAATCGCCGGATGGTATCACACCGGTGCTGCACGAAAACTTGTTTTTCCTGTTGCAACAGCGCATGATGAGTTTGAGAAAACTGAGCAAGGGCCTGTTCGAGATCAAAAAAAATGTTGAAAACAGGGACGTTGGTTGATGTGAGGCGCTGTTGAAAATGAATGAGCGTTTGGACCAAGGGCACGCGAAGCTCACCAGTCGGGCCGGAGGCCTTTCCGGCGCTCCAGAGGACTCGCTGGATTTTTTCGCGCACGCCAGGGATGGTCATCAATAACTTGTGCATAATCCAAAGTCGCTGGGATTTGAGATACGGCTCCGTTGGTATATTCAGCGGTCGACATTGCAGCGTCTGTTCGAGGGCCAAACTGAGATCGTGAATGTCAAAGTGTTGAATAAATTGGGCGTCAATGTCGAGCGCCTCGACCAAATAATTCTTGAGATTGCTCTCAGTGCTCACCACATACGAGAGGTGGTTTTCACGAAATATCTCGGACACTGTCTTCATTTATGCGGGTGAAAAGGTATTTGTAGTCAGCAACCAAACCCACTGATCACGACACTTGGGTGATTTGTGGGCACGCGCGCAACTTGGAGAACAGGTAGTTGGCCTCGACGGCTTTCAAGCATTGCATGTTGATCAACTCTCTGAGAAACAGTTTGAGGCATTTCCAGAGGATTCCATATTCATCGGCGGCGACGGGGAACGTGTAAGGTGTCATGAACGTATTGTGCGTGAGATTTCGACTTTCCACCGCCGATAACCCTGCCACTGTGAGCAGGTCTGTGGCATTTACGGCTGAATACTCAGGATAAAACCGAACTGAAAGGTTTCCGTCCAATTCCAACAGTTTCGCGTCCATCCCTGTAGTGCAGAGAAAATATGAGGGGTTGAAAACTTTTTTCCAGAAAACCCAAAAATTTTCAGATTCTGAAAAAATTTGGCAGCTGATTTTTTTCCAGCAAAAAAAAATTCCAAAAATTCCAAAACCTGAAATCCAAAAAAATTTTTTTTTTGAGAATCAGATTTGGATGGGTGAATTTTTTTTCAAAATGGTGATTTTCTGAAAACTTTTTTCAAGATGTGGAAATGTTGCTGTGTGCCGAGACAGAGCTCCCAAGTGACGACCAGCCCCTGAAAAAGCGACTACGCACAGCTGAAAGTGGTGGTTGGCACGTTGAATTTTCCATGACGACGCCTGCTGGGTCTGCTGGGCCTGTGATTCCTTCGATTCCGAAATCGGCATCTGATGAGGCTCGAGAGATGTTGAGTGTGCCGCTAGCTTTCTTTCTTCATCAGCAGCGGTGTTATCGCAAGCGTTTACGCCGGGAATACACTGAGCGCTTGCAGCATTGGAAATGTTCTGGTCATAATGTGCCGCCACCGTCGCCAATCACGATTGATGTCTTCAGCGTGGACAGCGATGAGGTAGATTGGGGTGAAGAAGAGTTCGCCGTGATTGAATAAAATCTTGTTTATTCTCCAGTGTCTTGGATAAGATGGTGTGTGGATCGTCGTGTGTTTTGGCGGGTGCCCTTTTGGGTGGTTTTGGATTAACATCGTTGTTGTCGGCCAAATACGAACGTGAAGGTAGCACGTTGGTGACTTCGCTCAGTGATGAGCAGCGCGTGAAATACGCTGAAATCAGCGATGAGCGCCGCAAGTTGAGCACGCAAGGTATGTTGATCGGTGCCCTCTTGGCGCTTGGATATTTGGTTTTTTCGCGCGCTACGGATGGAACGCAGAGTTGGCTGTGCCTGATTTGCAATGCGATCGCCATCACTCTGGCCACTACGTATTTCTACTACATTTTGATGCCCAAATCGGATCGCATGGTGCGTTACTTGAACCCCAATCAGTTGGAAGCACACTTGGCCAAGGGTCGCGCGTATCAGTTGCGTTGGACGGGTGGTCTGCTGTTGGGTGGTGCCGCCGCCTTTTTCTTGGGCCAGGCGTTCAGAAAATGAAGAATAAAGCGGAGAAATTTATCTTGTCATTTCGTTAGATCATCGGAATGCAATCGTCCATTGGAAAATGGATTGACGAAGCGTTGCAAATGCAAACGCAAGGTCACGAGAAAGTGGATATCATTTGCCACTTGCTCAAGGGGTTGTTTCTTGGAACACCGGGGGGTTTCGTGGCGTTCCTAGAGCCCCACCAGAAACACGCCGACCGATATTACGTTCACACCCTCGGCATCGACACGGTCGGGGTGCTCCAAACCGAGACGCTGATTTGCGAGAAATTGGTCACAGTGTCTGAGCCCCCACTGAAAAAGCCGCAGAAGCGTTGGTCCTTTCATCAGAAATCTTCGGCGTCCGCGCCGGTGTTGGTGCAAACACCCGCGCATTTTCGCGTCTACGATTGTCGGTCGATGGACACCAAAGAGCAGCTGTGTGCTTTGCCCCACGTGGCGGTGCACAACAATCAGGGCCGCGTGGTTGCTTACGACACCCACGTGGACAAGCTGGCGATGCAATCGGTGGCCAACACGCTGTATGTGATCCAGAAACTCTATCGCGCCAAACACAAGGACCGCAAACTCCAAGATCGAGTGTTTCACGAGATTGTGCAGACCATGTCGTTGCCGCTCATGGTGTTTGACGTGCGAAGCACATCGTCGCTGGAGATGGTGATTGACCCCAAAAAGGTGGTGTGCACGTTTGTGAATCCAGCCTTTAAGGATCTGATCAGCCGCTCGCGCGACGCGCTCTCTCAGTCCGACGAGCCTTCAGGGACGCGGACCGGTCTAGACGGGTTGGAGGTAAGTCCTCAAGACCAACAATATCACGACGAAGATCGCCATGTGTTTTGTGAATTTCTGTCGCACCCAAAAGTGTATGAGACCTTTCAGCGCCTGATGCAAAAAGAGCCCATCGCCGTCGGCGGCCACAGTGGATCACTCGAGCGACACGCCGAGAAAATCCATCACATCAGCGAGACGCTGGCGCTCGAGTATGGGGACGCCATCATTCCCAAGAACCACTACGAGATGGACATTTTCCGGGCCAACGGCACCCGCATGTGTGTGGTGCTCCGCGATGTGTCCGAGCGCATCCAACACCTGAAATTGATGGAGCAAGTGTCCAAGGCCAAAAGTGATTTTCTGGCCAACATCAATCACGAGTTCCGCACGCCGCTCAATTCGTTGGACGGTAATCTGCAGCTCTTGGCGCGCACCGAACCCCTCAGCGATCGCCAGCGAGACTTGGTGCAGCGCATGAGGCTGGCCGAGACGGTGTTGATGAATCTGCTGCAAGAAGTGCTCGATTATGCCAAGCTGGAACAGCAAAAAGTGACGCTGCAACAACAAAGTTTCTCGTTGCGCGAGTGTGTTCAGGCCGCCATTGACGTGATGCAGGTGATGGCCAGCGAGAAACGCAATCAGCTCTCTTACCACTTTGACATTGACGTGCCCGCCTTGATCGTCGGTGACAGCTGGCGCGTGCAACAAATCTTGGTCAACCTCATCTCCAATGCCAACACATTCACCGAGAACGGGGTGGTGCGCATTGAAGTGCACCGTTTGGGAGCGCGGGAGTTGCGCTTTGACGTCATCGACACTGGCGAAGGTATCGATCCCACCGTGCGCGAATCACTCTTTGTGCCGTGGGTGCAATCCACCGTGGAGGGCAAAAACGCGGGCATGGGGCTGGGCTTGGTCATCTGCAAGGAATTGTGCACGCTGATGGGCGGGCGGATTTGGGTCGAGAGCACTTTCCAAGAAGAAACCATGTCAGGCACCACCATTTCATTCACCATCTATGCGGACGCCGTCGAGAATGCTCAAATGTCCAAAATGGCCACTCGCGAACTGGCGGCACTCAAGGGAAAACAGATTCTCTTGTTGCACCCAGACAACGAGAATCGCCGCACCGTGATCAAGTCCATGTTGCAATGGAAAATTAGACCCACGTCGTGCACCAGCGCCGAAGAAGTGCGTGATTTTCTCGACGCCTGCGACTTTGACGCCATCGTCATTGGTGAAATCTGTCACTCGTGCAACCAAGAAGTGCAAACCGACGCCAGCCAGCAAGAGCTCATCGCCCTGGCCAACTGGATCACGCTGAAAAGACCGCGGCTGCCCATGATTGCCACCGGCGACGCGGACAGCATCTACGACGACGACTGCAATCGACTGTTTCGCAAAGTCATCGCCACGCCCATCGAACCTAATGTGTTGTTTCACCTGTTGGTCAACCTGTTTCTGGAAAGAGAGCAGGATGCACCACCACCGGCGGAAAGACCGAAACGCATGGCACTCTCAAAAAAGATTAGCGATTTGCACAGCATAGTCGGCAAACCCCTGCGGTGTCTGGTGGTCGAAGATGTCGAGGCCAATCGCCAAGTGCTGGTGGAAATGTTGAATTGTCTCGATTGTCACCAAATTCAGTGCGTGGAAAATGGACAAGAAATGTTGGACGCCGTCGAGCGCGACACATTTGACGTGGTGTTTTTGGACTTGTTGATGCCTGTGATGGGAGGCATGGAGGCCGTAAAACTGTATCGCCAAAAGCATGCCATGGGCACGCGACCATTCATGGTAGCAGTCACGGCCACCACCATCCTGACCAAGGATAAATCAAGCTACCAGAAGGCCGGCATGGATGCGTTTCTGCAAAAGCCCATCAAGATGAACGAGCTGAAAACCCTCTTGGAAGTCATCAAAAGCACCTAAGCTCCTTTTCCACCTGTTTTGGGTTTTTTCAGAAAACCCTGAAATTTTCACATTTTGAAAAAAAGTCACAGCCTGATTTTCAAAAAAAAATCCAAGTGTCCAAAAATTTTTTTGGGTGACAATTTTTTTTTTGGTTGACCAAATCCAATTTGGAAACTCAACTTTTTTTTTCAAAATGAGTTTTTCAGAAAAAATAAAAGAGTCGTTTGATTGGCGTGAAAAATAATCTTGGCCATACATTAGAAATTGCCTTGGTAGCACAATCGGTAGTGCGCCAGACTGTTAATCTGGAGGTTCCCGGTTCAAGCCCGGGCCGAGGCTTGGAAACTCGACATAGCTCAGTGGTAGAGCGATCGACTGTAGTAGTATTTATTGTCATTGATTGGTCGCTGGTTCAAACCCAGCTGTCGAGATTTACCAAACATGCAGGTGAAAGGAGTTCGATTCTCCTATTGGGCCTTTCAGCCCAATTAGTATACTGGCATTATACCTGCTTTGGGTGGTATGAGGTTTATCCATAGGCCACAAGATCGAAACTTGTCATCGCTAGTGTAGCGATGTAGCTCAGGGGGAGAGTGGTGGGCTCATAACTTTTTTTTTTACAATTTGCAAAGACTGTCACAGGTTTTTCATTTTCTTTTTCCTGATTCTTCCAATGGTGACGTGAGTGGAGTTCAAATCTTTCACTTTCACGGCCACCACGCCTCGACCTCGATCACTGGTTTTCACGGTGTAAAACACGCGCCGAATACCCGCGCGCCGGATGAGTTCCGCACAGTCTTTGCAAGGCTTTGAGTTTTCAATGGTCCAATCACCGCGCGCGTTTTCCTTGTAACGAAACACAAACACGTCGGCGCCTTTGAAACGCTGGTCAATCAATCCGTCACTCAGCGCGGACTCCTCGGCGTGCACCGACCAGTCGTCCATGGCGTAATCATTCACAGCCACGGCGAGCGTGTGCCGGTGTCGCACCACAAAACACACGTGCTTGTTTCGCAACGCTGAACGAGACGCCAAGTGCAATCCCTGATTCAATAAATTCTGCAACATGCCATCTTTTCACGCGGCTGATTCTATCTGTTTCCCCAGACCCTGTTGATGAGTTTTTTTTTTGCACGCACAAGTGAGTTTTATTTTTTCAGCGATGCCAAGTAATCCTGGTAGGCTGCGCTTGCAACTCGAGCCGCTTCGTCTGCGCGTCGCTGAGCTTCGATTGCAATCTGTTTCTTGTCGGGAGTTTTTGGAAAAAACATGGCCACCCCCACAAACGCAACAAGCGCCGCCGCGAGCACCACAAAGAACCGCCACATGTCTGTTTTAATGATTAGGTTTATTTTGTCACGCAATCAGGCCGTGAGCGCGAAGAGCTGCCAGCACCGTGTTCAGCTTGGACTCGATCGAATCGAGACGCGCGTTCACGTCGCCGACTTTGGCCGCTTCCGCCAGAGCCGCCGCCACGCCGACAGGTGCCAACGACAAGTCCGCGATGGCACCCTGTTGAACGCCGACGACTTTGGTGCCGTTCACGGCGTAATGAGCCAGAGTGTTCACCTGACTCTCGGCGCGAAGCGCGCCCTTCACCGTGGTTTGCCCGCTCACACTGTTCAACGTGGCGTTGCCGCGAACGTCGAGCGTCTCAAGTTGAGCCAGCTGGTTGACGTTCACATTTTCCGCGACGAGTTGGTCAGTGACGGTCACTTTTTCGGCGGTGACTTTGCCGGCGCGATGGTTCACCTGTTCGATGCTCACACCCTGGCCGCTGGTTTTCTCGGACACCTGGTTGGTTACCAGCTGATGACCGGCGACAATGCACACGTCGGCTTGCGCGGTGATGGTGTCTTCGGCGCCGTCTACCCGAAACGTGTCGGGCACTACCAGGCGATCGGAGAACTCGCCGCGCTTGGCGTGCACTTCGTCTGCACTGACCGAGTTGTCCTTGAGCAAGACGTCCTCAACCTTGACACCGGCGTCTTTGGTCTTTTCCACGACACAGTCGGTTTCCACCTTGCCTTCGACGCACACGTCGGCCTTGAAACGTCCGTCTTGATCGACGTCCAGAGCACCGCCCACTTGGACCCCTTCGTTCAAAGTTACCTTGCCCGTGACGTCCAACGTGTTCTCGACCAACATCGGCCCGCGGCTGATCACTGGTCCGGCCAGCACCGACTCACCGTGCACCTGCAAATCACCGTTCAACTTGGCCAGGTCGGAAACGACGAGGGTTGTCAAAGTGGCCGCGCCCGACACGCTCAAATCGGTCAAATCCGTGGTCCCGTTGGCACTCAAGGTGTTCACCGCGGTGGCACCCTCGACGGTCAGCGTGTTTTTCAGCAAGGTGGAGCCGGTGACACACGCGTCCTTGGTGGTCAATGTGTTGGTGAGCGCCACGTTCGCGGCGTCCACATCCCGGAGAGTGGAGTCGCCGGTCACCTCCAGATCTCCGGCCGTCACCTTGGTGGCATCCAACTCGCCGTCGACGGAAATGTCCTTGGTGCTCGCCGAATCCTTCAGCTGGGTGGTGCCAGTGACACAAAGCGTTTCCGCTTCGACACCGCCCTGGACATCAATGTCGCCGGTGGTGGTGGGACCCTTGAGCAGAGTCTGGCCGGTGACACACGCGTCCTTTGCGCTCAGCGAACACTCGACATCGAGGTTCTTCAGGAACGAATCACCCGTGACGCAAAGCTCGTCGGTAATCACCTTGATGGCGGACAGCTCACCCTGCACTTCCACGTCGGCCGTGACGGTGGGACCCTTGAGGTAGGTTTCCTGGTTCACACACAACTCCTCCACGGTGGCCACGCCGTCGACGTGCAAGTCCTTGGTCTTGGTTTTACCTTCGACGCAGAGCGGTCCTTTGAGCAGCGTTTCCTGATTCACACAGACGTTTTCGGCAATCACGTCGCTGAGGTTGGACTCGCCGCTCACGCACAGCTCTTCGGCGTTGAGCTTTCCGAGCACGTCGACGTCGCTGGTTTCAGTGGGGCCCTTCAAGATAGTCTCGCCGGTGACGCACAAACTGTCAGTGGTGGTGCTCTCGGCACACAAATCGTTGAGGTGAGTTTTGCCGTCCACGTCGACATTGCACTTGAAGTGAGCCGACTTGTGAACGCAGAGCGATCCTTCCAAAAAAGTGTCGTGCACCACAGCCAAGTCACCGCACACGGTGAGATCACATTTGACGGCCTTGCCGTCGTGATGATGATGATGTCCTTTCTTGTAAGACATTTTCTTGTTTCTAAACGCAAGATTTATATTTTCAAGCCAAACTTCAACCCATTCCGCTCAGTTTCTGGAGTGAGAGGTTAGAAAATGAATTTGAGAGTCGATTTTTTGAAAACCAAAAAGGTTGGTAGGGGGTTGAAAAATTATGATGGAATTCGATCCTGAAATCAACGTCGACTTGGACCCCTTGCGTGCGACCGACACGGAACTTGCCGTGATGCAAAAGAAGTGGTCTTTTTGGACTAAGAAGCACTGTGAAACAAAGCCTCGTCCCGTGTTCACGGTGAACGATGTGGAAATCCCTTATGATGAAACTGACTGTTTGGTGATTCACGGTCAATCCGAAGTCATCTCCATGACCAAACCCTTCCCGTCCTCTGTCAAGGCCACCACTTTGTCGTGGATGAATCACAAGCATGTCAACCGGCTCCCGAAAAAGGATGCCGACGGAAACAGTGTTTTTCTGCGGGTGGTGTGTGGTGTGCCCAAGTGCATTAACCCAAATCATTTGCGACTGGGAACGATGCAACAGAAAAAGCGTGACCAACAAGTGAGAGAACAGGCCACGGGCGTCCGTGAAGGCACTGGGAAGAAAAATCTCCAAATTCCCGACGAGACCATTCAAGCCATCCGAGCGAGCAAGCCGAGCGTGCCGCAAAATCACCCTGATTACCAGACGGCCAAGCAGCGTGCCGAAAAGTTTGGCGTCACTTTGGAACTTGTCCGAGGGGTGGATCAAGGCACCTCCTACACTCACGTGCCCAATCCCGACGGAACTTTTGTCGCATCGCATAAGCAACTCACGCGCAACCATCAGATCCGAGAGACGGCTCTGGCTCGAAAGCCTAAAACCGCGACGCCTGCTAACGCATGGCGTGCTGAAACCTGGGACGAGCTGATGCAGCTTTTTGAAAACCGCGCCAACGTCCAAGAGGTGCAAAGTGGACCGTTTACCTTTTCCCAGCACGCGTGCAAGAAATGGACGGGATCGCTCACCATTCTCATTGACACCTTTGAGTATTCACCGCGCTACTTGGCATACATGTCGACCCGAAGAGGCCAAGCGGTCAAACCCAATGCCCAAATCGTTGCCCAGTGTGGAAATGGCAGCTGTGTAGAGCCGTCACATCTGATTCTCAAGTCTGCCGAGCCCACCCCCAAAGCTCCAGTCACGCCCGAGATGATGTGTTCCGGTAAGTGCACGTATCAGAAAGGGGAGTGGGTTGTCACCAAATGTCCGTTGAAGCGCAAGGCTGGTCCGAGATTGAGCGGAAATTATTGCGGCAACCATGAGAAACTGGGAAAGTTGCACGATGAATCTGTCCGCACTCAAGCCAAACCCTGTGCAAATGTCATCCGATGCTACTCTTTGCTCCCCGCTGGATACACCCTGAAAACGTGTGAAAAGTGTCGTGAGAAGGATGCGGAACAGTCCAAGGCCCGCCGTCTGAAACGCAAGCAGCTGCAATCACAGCAGATGGCGAGCGATCAAGACACTATCACGTGTGTAAAGTGTGGAAAGCCCAAACCCCGTGACGAGTTCAAGATTGACAATCGAAACATGATGGGCACCCAGTGTGAGACGTGCAAGGCGGCCAACCGCATTCAAGAAGCTCGTCGCCCGGAGCGTGATCGTAAAGCGGAGCAGCGAGAATACGAAAAGCGCCCCGAGCGCATCGAGTCCAAGCAGGCGCGCAAGGAAGCAGATCCCGCCAAGTATGCGTCTTATTGGCGTATGCACCGCCTGAAAAAGAAACTCGAAGATCCGGTTGGTTATCGCGCCAAGGCTGCTGCTCGCACCGCCGAGCGACGTGCCAGAAATCTGGAGGCCGAGAAAATCAAAATGTTGCAGTATCGTCAGTCGCTGAAAGGCCGCCGAGATGTCTGGCTCCGAAGTGCCAAAGACAAGGGCATCCCGTATGAGTTGTCTGACGCCGAGTTCGAGAATCTCTCCAACAGTGATTGCTTTTATTGCGGTCGCGCGCCTTCGGAGGGTGATTTCAACGGTCTCGACCGCTTGGACTCATGTGTTGGATACGTCGCCGACAATGTGGTCGGTTGCTGCAAGACTTGCAATATGTCCAAGGGTGCCGTGCATGCCATTGATTTTATTGCTCAAGTGGCTAGAATCGTCCATTTTCATACCGGCTCAGAGGCTGCTGTTACACTGTTTGAGGGAGTCAAATACCAGAGTGACAGTGGATCTCCTTATTACGTGTATGAAACTCGAGCTAAGGAGAATAACCTCGAGTTCACCCTTACCAAATTTGAGTTTTCCAATTTGGTGCAGAGAAGTTGTTATCTCTGTGGTCAAACTCCCGGAATCAATTGTGGAATTGATCGAGTCAACAACTCTTTGGGCTATGTGTTTCAAAATTGCCAAGCCTGTTGTGCCACTTGCAACTATATGAAACGTGATAGCCAATATCAAGATTTCATGGCTTTGTGCACCAGTATCGTTGATAATATGCTTGTCCAAGCACCTGTGATTCAAGATCCCGTAATGCCGGACCGTAAACGCATGAATCCTTCCCCTTTCAACCCTGCTCCAGAGCACCTTCTCCGCCTGAGTCGAGCTGAGAAATCTGACATTGTTACTCAAGCTCGATTTGAAATGGGTGATTGGCCCATGGTGTCAGCTCGCGTCTCCTGTGGCAATGGCACAGAGCAAGATGTGGCACGTCTTCAAGAACTTGAAGAGATTATCAAGTCTCGGATTGATCTGAAAGTGCAAGAACGTATTGCCACGACTGATATCGAAGAATTCAAAGCCAAAAAAAGAGCGCAAAGTCGTCAGCACAAGCGAAACCAAAGAGACAAAAGACCGATCGAAGAGGAACGAAGAAGAAATCGCGAAGATAAGCGAAGACAGCGAGAGAATCCAGAAGTTCGAGCCAAAGAAACGCTTCGCAAAGCCGAGTATCGTGCTAAGAAAAAACGTCAAAGATTGGAAGAAAATCCCGAATAAACAACCATTTCTCAGAACTCTGATGAATTTTTGAGGTTTCCATTTTAATAGAGTGAAAATTTATTACATGCAGACCCACCTGGCAATGAGCAAAATATATACAACCAGATAATGAGGAGTATGTCCGTCCGTCAGTTTGAATAAGCAAGGCCCCCCATGCCACTCATAATGCGCAAGACATTATAGCTGATTGCGTATACGCGAAGGACGGCGTCGCAGAGACCGGGCTGCAGGTGCACAAAGATGTAGGCGTTGTCGATGCGCGAAAAGTTGGTCACACCCGAAGGCTGCTGCTCGGCGGGGTAGAGAGCGAACGAGTAGGTGTAGATGAAGCGGCGGGGGATCGCGGGCCAGGCCTCCCACGGCACCACGAGGCGGAAGTAGCGGGCCTCGCGCACGGAGAAGCGGTCGTGGTTGTTGAGCGTGAGCTTGACCATGGCGATGGGGTCCTCACCGTTGAGACCGGCGTAGTTGAACCAATCCTTGCGGGCGACGTGGCAGTTGCGCTGCACGAGCCAGAAGAGGGCCTTCACGGGGTGGTTCAAGTTGAGCTGGAAGCGGTCCGAAGCGGTGATGCTGAGACCACCCTGGAGGTTCACCGAGAACTGCTGCTGCACCTGCGTGATCAGGTATTCGTGCGACATCTGGGCGAAGCGACGGCGCTCGTCAGTGTCCAAGAACACGTAATTCACGTAGAGGAAGGCGTTCAGATCGTTGGGGCACAGGGGCGCGAAGCCACTGCAGCCGGCCTGGGTCTTGAGCGGGATGGTGAGGCATCCGCAGTTGTCGTCGACGTGGGCACCGGAGCCCGTCACGAACAGGTCCTCCATGCGGCGCAGGTTGAACTGAATGCGCACCTCGTGATACTGGAGGGCAATCAGGGGCAGGGCGAGACCGGCGTTGCGGTTGAACCAAAACTGCAGGGGCGTGTAGTAGCGGCGGGGCAGCTTGGCGTCCTCGATGAGTTGGGCGCGCGAGAAACGCTTTCCAATCATCTCCTCGAGGCGGCGGGCCGAGTCGGCCGTCAGCTCCTCCCAGATCTCGAGGAACTCACCGAACTGCTCGTCGATGCACTGTCCACCGATGAGGATCTGCACGCGCTCGATGATGGCGTGGCCGACGGCGTTGGTCCAGTGCACCCAGGCGTCGCAGTCGCAATCCTCGTTGGGGTTGATGATGGCGGGCAAGTCAAACACAAAGTAGACCTCCTTGGCCAAATCACCCGAACGCTGGATGACGGCGTCGAGCTGCTTGCCGAAAGACGTATCACCCTGGAAGGTGACCTCGATCGACTCTTGGGCAAAGTTGGTGTGACGGCGATACACGGTCTTGAAGAACGTGACCTGAGGGTTGGCCGTGATGTAAAGGTTCTGGGCCCCGACGGACACCAGCGACATGAGAGCTCCACCAGTCATTTTTCGAAAATTGGCACCGAAAACTTCTTTTCTACTCACGGGCCGAGATTTTTTTTGAGACCTCCCCCTTTGGGGCCTTCCCCCTGTGGTGCCGACGAGTAAATTGGGGGTTGACCATAGCTTGGACGAGTGACCAACCTTCTTCTTCTTCTTCTTTTTCGCGCGGGGGGTAAGGGGTCACCGCACGGGTAGGACACACCCACGTCCCTACGGGACCATCTTGTGTGCTCCGCGGCGACTGTCAGGGCGTGATGTCCCCGGTGGGGTGGTCGTTGGAGCGCTTGGAAATGTCATCTTTACTGGGACTCAAAGCATCATGTCGAGCAACAGCAGACCGAAGCGTGAACGCCGTGCGCCCGAGCGCTACGAGCCCGAGGAGATCCCCGTCGACGATTACGATGACGACGACTACTACAGCGGTGACGACACCGGAACACCCAAAAAGTGGAAGGGTGAATTCGACGATGACGAGGAAGATCTCGACGAGCCCGACGAATACGATGTCGAAGACGGGTTCCTGGTGCCCGATGGTCACGTGTCGGAAGAAGAAGAGTTTTACGATGACGACGACGACGTCGACGATGATGAAGAAGAAGAGTTTGACGACGAGGACGAGCCTCATTACGAGGACAGCTACGAATCCGACGTGGTGTTGTATGAATAAATTGAAACTGTCCTACATTTCTGAAATTGCCAAGGGTGGTAAAGGGGCTGCGACATGTCCTCCAATTTCAAAGTCAAGCTGGGCGAGATCAATGTGCCTGCTCCACCCCTGGTCAAGAAAAAACGCGGGAAAATTGTGTCGATTCCCTCGCCCTCCTACACTACCCGCAGCGGCGCCCGCCGCGATAGCCTGGACATTACCGAACTCTTGAAAGTCTCGGACATTAGTCCTGTCACGCCAAATGCCAAAGTGACAAAGGCACCCGGGGTGATCAAGGGTCGTGGGATGAAGCGAAATTCGGGCCTGGAGAACAATGGCTTGACGCCGGCTTCGAAGCGCCCCAAGGGATTGCGGGGCGTGTTGAAAAGCCGTGATACGTTGTCTGATCCCACGGTGTCGGATTTTCAAACACCCGAGCCGATGGTGCTGAACGATTATTGGGTGTATTTCGCGGTGCCTCAAAAGGCCTTGTTTCGCAACTTGTTGAATTTGGAACCGCTGGAGCCGGTGCCCGTGTTGTCCAGTCCGGTGCCGCCACGGCCCGAGGTGAGTGCCGCCCAACTGGAGGCCAGTCGGAGTTTTGACCTGGCCTACGAAGAACTCCAAAAAGAGAAAATGCGCTTGCTCCACTCCATCAGTGTGTTGGAACGGGAGCCGTCCACACCCCACATTCAAACGGAAATCTCCGAGACGCAGGATCGCGTCGAAGAACTCTGTTCGCGCATGGTCCACATGGAACGGGACAATCAGATGGTGGCCTTTGAGCACGCACGTCAGGTATGTCAGTGGTATCGCGAGAAGGAACAGCTGGAGGCCCCGCGGAAATCTCACCTGAAACAGGAAAACGAGCGCAAGGCCAACGTATTTATGCATGTGCAGAAAGGTTTGATGGCTCACCAAAAACACATTAACAACGTGCAAAAGGCCGTGTTTGAAGTGGAGCTCTCCAAGTCGACAGACTTGTTTCCCGGTGGCGCCATTCCTGAGATCACTGACGACATGCCCGCCGAGCAAGTGGGTTACATTCAGTCCGTCAAGGATCGGGTCGATCGGGTGCTGGACAAGGTGGAAGTGTCTTCGCGGGTAAAGGCCGACCTTTGCAGCCAGCAGAGCGTCATCAAGCGCCTGGTTCCCGCGCTTCGGGCTCACGTGCCACCCACCAAAGGTAAGTATGAAAAGAGCGGTCAATTTACCAAAGAGAAACGGGCTAAAAAAGTGGCGACCGCTCGAATGTATCGGAAAACGGGCAAGCATATTAACGATTATCAGAATCCGCGCGACCGGAAACAGCGTGATGCCCAAATTGAGAAACGGGCCAAAGCGCTGGGGGTGTCGCCGGCGAAATTCAGGCAAGCAGTGATTGCCAAGCGAAAATAAAAAGTTGTGTTTCATTAGATAAGAGCGTAATGAACGGTGTGGCCACGTTAGCAGCGCTTGGTGCCAGTGCCGTGTTAGCGCTCGTCGTGTTGCGGTCGAAGCCGCCGGCCTTTCGCGAAGCATGGGAGTCCAAGAATGGACGCATCGAGTCACTCGCGCGTCTGCCCACGTCTGGTCAGGTGGTGCCTTTCCGCCTGATCAAGGAGAATCCAGTGTTGCCCATCATGTTGGACGGCGACGACCATCTCACGTGTTGGATCGTCGACAGTGGCTATGGATATACCGCCGTCGATTCCAGCTTGGCACGCCGCCTGAACTTGCCAGCCACTGGTTCGATGGATGTGCAGACGCTGCGCACCGACTCGTTGACCACCACCAAGCTGCCGAGTGGTTTCGTGTTTGACATGACCACGGGTCAACCAGTGGTGGAGATTCCGGCGCACTCGGCGGTGATCCGCAGCTTGCCCGGCACGCTGGACGACACGTATGGATACGGCACCGACTGCTTAAAGCAGGGTGGTATTTTGGGCATCACGTTCTTACGCCACTTTGTCACGCGACTCGACTACAAGAATCAGACGCTTACCTTTTATGACCCCGGGCGTTTCCGGTATCCGTCGCGTGGAAAGGGCATGAAGTTCACGGGCTGGCTCGAGAACGAACACTACTTTTTGATTCCGATGGAGATCGACGGAGTGCCGGCGGAGATGGCCCTTGACACCGGGGCATTTGCCACCATCATGACCAAGGGCTTCATGAACAAATACAAACGGGCCAAGGGTAAAAACTTGGATGCCGAGGGCGTGGACGGATCGGTGGAAGCATCGTTCTCGGAGAACAACATTACCCTCAAAAAAAAGGTGGTGCCGCGAGTGTCCGTGGGTGACCACCTGTTGCGCCGATTGGAAATCCTGTTTCCAGATTGCAACGATTCCCGCGTGTGTCCGGGTCTGTTGGCCACTCGTCGCTTCGACGGTCTGCTCGGGTATTCAGTGCTCAAAGATTTTGTGATTTACATGGTGTATGAACCGACACCTTACGTGATTCTCGAGCCCAACGCATGATCATCCGTGATCACGGATGAAAAATAAAGATGTTGACAAGCACCAGAAAAACTTCTTGGCTCTCAAAAAAATACCAGGTAACTCGGCGTGTGATCTCACCCCCTTTTTCAGGCCACCTACCTCCTGTCACAGGCGTGACAAGGCCCTGATTTTCCAGGTGAACCACCGGAGAATCTCAGGACCTTTTTTTTTTGAAATTCGAGGCGCTGGTCAAAGAGTGCGTTGAGTGAAATTCGAACAATGTGTGGTTATTTTTCAAAAGACGAGCATGAGTTCCAGCCAATGGAGACCAAGGCAACAACAGGTCCAACAGCAATGGCAACAGCCACAGCAACCGGTTCAACAGCAATACTACAATGCACAACAGGTGCAATATCAACAACCGCAGCAGCAAGCCTCCTATCAGCAACACCAAACATCTTATCAGCAATATCAACAACAACCACAAGTGCAACAGATTCAGCAACAGGTCCAGCAATATCAGCAACCGCCGGTGCAGTCACCGGGTGCCCCGCAGTTGGATCCACAGGTTCACCAGCAATACATGTCGTTCCTGCAGCATGCCACGTCGGCCCAGTTTAAACCCATCAAACTGTATGCGCTGATGAATGACACCACTTGCATGTCTTGCATTCAAATGGTGCGGGCCAACAGCGACTTGGACACGCAGGTGGAGGTTGTGGACGCCGCCCCCGTTCAAAATCGCCCGCCGTGGCTCAAAGGAGTGCCGTCGTTGATTGACGAGAAGGGGCAGTTTTTCTTGGGCCCCGAGTGTGTCATGTGGATCAAGTATCGCAACTCGCAAACGCTCGCCGGTATCAATGAAACCACAGGCACCACCCAAGTGATGGCCGGCGCACCTGCCGCGGTGGATGGAGCGGCCGGTATGAGTGGTTCACTCGGGATGGCGTCGTTTGTGCCACAACAGATGATTTCCGACCGTGATCTCCTGAATAGCATCGACGGCAACAAGGCAGCCCAACGTTTTGAAAACTTTATGACGGCCCGCTCGCAAATGCCCTCGATCGCACCTCCACCCAATTATCACCCACCGCAGGTGGCAGGCGGGCCCGGAGGGGCCGGAGGCGGTCAACCACAAATTCCACAGTTGCCAGCCCAATATCAGCCACAGCAAGTGGGTCGAGGTGGGGCCGCTGACCAGCTCAACCAGATGATGGAAGCCGTCCAAAATGATCGAAACGCGCTGTTGAATCGGGCGCACGTGCCTCATCACATGCAACAACAAAAAATGGGTTGGAACCCGATCCAAACCCAGAAAATTGAACGACCCAATCAAAGTGACCAGCTCAACCAGCAGCTGGCGGCACTGCAACAACAACGAGACAACATCCAAGTCCCAATGAGACAGTTTCAATAAAACGTTTTATATATACTCCAAAGCACGTCTACTTTGCATCACGGCGGCCAAATACAATCGAGGCGTTGGATTCCAAATGTATAGCAGCGACTCCACATCCTGCTCAATTGCTGCGAAGCACACCTCGGGGGTTTGCTGTTCCGGGAATAAAAACCGAAGCACAAAGGGCTGAGCTTTGACGGCTGCCAGACAAATCTCAGGGGTTCTCAAAAAGTCTGGAATACTTTCTAAAAGTAATGGCTCCTTTTCCAAGGCAATCAAGCACGATTCTACTGTCAATGATGGAATAGGAACATATTTGAACGCACGATGATCGCTTTTGATGGCAGTCAAGCAAAGCTCAGGCGTTCTCATTTCCCAGGGAACAAATTCCAAAGCATTGCCATCATTGGTGACGGCAATGTGACATATTTCAGGGGTCCTTTCTTTGACGGGAACGTAGGATAATAGAATCCCTTCTTTCTCAACAGCTGCTCGACAAATTTCAGGTGTTCGATTTTTGGGATGTAAAAGTCCCAAGGGAGGATACATTGAATTTTCTATACTTTACAAAAAAATCAGCGTTTGGATGAGAAAGTTGGATGACAATCATTTCTACCTGGCTTTACAAAACTCGGGTGTCTGGATTTCAAAAGGCATGAAAGAAGCCAGGTGTGGATACTGGCCGACAAGCTTGACACATGCATCTACGCCTTTCAGGCGATAGTGGTGACTACTACGGCGGCTCTTCGGTGCACACAGTAAAAATCTACGATGCAGATTTTCATCTGTCATGCCAATTGTGTATATGCGAGTGCATACGCGGACAAGCGCAGACTGTGTTTTCGCATCACACCGGCGAAATAGTTGATTCCAAAATGGCGCTAGAAATTCCATGACGAGACCCTGTAATCTTGAAAAGTTTATACATACTTCAAAACTTTGGGATCGTTCAAAACAGCGGCCAGACAAATCTGAGGACTTGGATTCCAAATGTAAGGCAGCACCCAACCATTTTGGCGAACCGCGGCGAGGCACACTTCGGGGGTTTGTTGATCGGGAAACATGTATTTCACCTGCCACGGGTCTTTCATAACTGCATTCAAGCACACCTCTGATGTTTGCGAACTAATCGGGATGTTTGTTATGTGCACGTCATGATTGACAGCTGACAAGCAAAATTCTGGGGTCTTCACCGAATCTGGCACATGTTGAAAAACATAAGCATACCTTCGTATCGCAGCTAAACAGATTTCAGTATTTCGAAGCTCGTAGGGAACGTATTTGAGCGCCTCAGGATACTGACTGACAGCGAGCATACAAATTCCCGGGGTGCGATGGTGGTAAGGAACAAACTCCAATAAACCACCGCTTTTTGAAACCGCTATTTCACACAGCTCTGGTGAACGAAGATCAGGGTGTAGCTCAACAAAAGAATTCCATTGGTTAGTGACCGTCATTCTTTGATCATAGGTTAGTGAATGTGAAAAAGTAGAACATACACAACCTACCTTAGTGCGCATGAATTGTGAGTGTGCTTCTCAAAAGGAACAAATCTAAGATCGGGTGCATCCAGACATTCATCACGGTTGGCAGTCCGATACTGTCGCCTGGAGTTTTGTTTTGGTGCACTTTTCAACAATCGAGCATGCAAATGTTGGTCGAGCATACCAATCTTGTAAATGCGGCTACATACACATAAAAGCGTGACTTGTGTGGCAATATCGCACCTGTAAAAAAGGCGATTCCAAAATGGCGCCAGAAATTCCATGTTCGTCCAAAAAAAAACCAAACCCTGGTTTTGACAAAATTTTTTCAAAAAGATTTATACGTATTGTAACGCCCGTCGGTTTTCCAATACGGCCTCCAGGCACACTTTGGCGCTTGGATTCCAAATGGAAGGCAAAACATAACCATCTTGCCTGACCGCTGCTAGACACACTTCTTCGGTTTGTTGTTCAGGTGTCAGGTATTGAATAGAGGGGGCGTGAAATTTCACTGCCGCCAAGCACACCGCAGGTGTTCGCAAACTATCAGGCACATGGAGAATGGCTGAACTATTGGATCGAACAGCGAGCACACAACACTCCTCCGTCATTGATTGCTTGGGGACATATTGGAAGGCATCATTATGCGCCTTGACAGCTTCAAGACAAATCTCTGGGGTCCTCAAATGATGTGGAACCCATTTGATCTGAAGGCCATGATATCTAACAGCCTTCAAACACATTTCCAAGGTGCGCAATTTTTGTGGCACCATTATCAAATACTGGTGCTGGTGTCTTTGCCTGTGTTCTTGAGAGATGTAATGTTGGGACGAGTGCGAGAGATAGGGGTCGTTAAGTGCTTTGCAACGCAATCGATAATATAGATTTTCATCGGTCATCCCGATATGGTGCACACGTCTGCAAACGCGAAGGAGCGCGGCTTGAGTTTGCACATCACACCGGTGAAAGAGTTGATCCCAAAAGGGTGCCAGAAATTCCATAGGGCACGCGACCGGTGTTCACCAATGAACAGGCCTTAGCAGGCCCTTTGAGGTTCGGAAAAAAAGTTTTCCAGAAAGACCCCAAATTTTTTCAAATTCGGAAAATCTCAAATCTTGATTCCCACAAAAAAATTGGAGTTGGTAAAAAAATTTTTGAGGTCCAATTTTTTTTTTGCAAAAAAAATCCAACTGAAAAAAAAATAGTTTTTTCAAAATGGTGATTTCTGAAAAAAGTTTTCTCGTTTATTGAACACCCCGTTTTTTGGTGGGTTTGATGTCTTCGATGGCCTCACCGAGCGCCATGGCCAGCGCCAACTCCTTGGTGAGCTCCTCGACGGCCACCGGCTTGGCTTCCTCCTGGACTTGCTTTTGCGACACCTGAAATTGGAGTTTTCCCAAGTATTGCCCGTTGGGTGCCAAAATCAGAAACGATTGACGTTTTCCTGATTTAGCTGTCGGTTCCGCCGTGCTCATCACCCAGTCATACTTGAACTCTGGGCGTTTCTCATTGTCCAGTTGCAACTTGATTGGATATTGGGCGAAGGTGGTGAGCAACTCGTTCAACTTTGTTTGCAAGATGGCCACAGCCTGATCCAAGGTGTCGACGGGTGCCTCATCGATGAGAAACGACTTGGTGATGGGCGCCTTGTATTCAATTCGACGGTCCACGGCGTCAAGATATGGCACAAACATTGTTCTTGTGCGCATTATCGGGGCCGGTGGGGCCGGAGGCCCCAGAGCCTGCATAGAAGGCGGTCCCATGATCATTTCTTGAGCCGCCGGGATTCCCAACACGCCGCTGATGATTTTGTCAAAAGTGTTTTGGCCGTCGATTTTGACCTTTTTGAAAATCTTGGCGCATAAATGATTTTTTTGGTCACCATACTGAATGGGAACATTAATGCGACGCGCAAAGTTTTCAAGTTCAGCCAGTTTGAAGCCCATACATTCTTTGCAATTTCCAGTGTCTGGATTGCGCAGTTGTGTGGGTTTACACCGCTGATCCTTGGCCTTGGTTTTCAACTTGCCCGGTCTATACATGACTACTTAAACACACAACATTTTTTATTTGGGCATCACTGCTCACCACGGCGCATGTGATTTCTGGATGTCCGTGTCCACGCCGTCGTCTGTGCTGGTCACCCATTGCGAGAAACACGGGTTGGGCGAGATGAGAAAATTTTTCAAGCCCATTCCAGGCTTGCGCATCAAAATGTAATCAACGGCGTGACGAATGCCGTGCTCTTCGATGAATTTCACCAAGGTGGCCGCGCCCTTGCGGTTGATCCAGTAAGCTGCAAAACCACCCCATGTCATTTCAGGCTTCAACGGCACGATTTCCAGCGGGCGATCTTCCAAGTGATGCTGAAAATCCTCCGTGGGTGTTGGCGTGAACGCGAGAAAACATGTGTCCCAATCTGGGTGTTCCGTGTTCAACTTGTAATACATGTCCAGCCACTGGCCATTCGTAAACGGATCTCGCAGTTGCACGTCATCCTCGAAAATCAGATACGTGTCCACTCCATTGTGAGAGTCACCCGCCAACAACTCTTTCCAAAGCTCGAGGTGACTGAGAGCAGCGCCCAACACGCCGCGGCTGAAGCCAAAGTCATTGTCGCGGAACAGGTGTTCGAGCCGTTTGTTCCTTTTCAGTGAGGCGCCGTCCACCGCCGGAAATCTTTGCACTTCCAAGTGTGGATCCATGCGCTGGCGAAATGTCTTGAGTCGGTCGGGTCGCCGCGCGAGATTGATCACGTGTGCCGTGAATCCACAGACTTGCATTTTTTCTTGCATCGTCGCGGCGCGCTCATAGTCTTCCCGAAATCGTCGCCGAGCGAATGCGGCATTTCCGTCCAGCTCCTGCAATCTCGCCGGCTGATCCAGCAGGCGCCGGCGGAAATAACTGGCGCTGCGGATTGACAGTATGTCCATGTCGGCGTAGTAGGAGGTCACGTGCAAAATGTCCACCACTTTATCCACCCATGCCAGACCGTCCACTGATCGCGCGTTCCACAGAAAATCCAGCAAATCCCCACGGTCAAGCCCAGTTTCAAACAGGCAGACGAGGCGGGTGACCAGATCTGCTATGTCGTCAGCTGATGTGCCCGACGTATCCAAGACAGGTGAAATCAAGTGGGGCCGGACGCGGGCATTCCAGAAATCCAACAGCGTATACGGGGTTTCACCTTGGTCCAACATTTCCCGCACCTGCTCAAACAACAAGTCCACGACCCGCTTCGGCTGCGGCACATTCGGTGTCTTTTGAGTCGTTTGGCGACCCTCCGGGCCAGTGATGGTGCTTTCATTTTCCAGGTCGGCGCCGACGGGACAGGGGAGCATGATGTAGGATTTGAGCTGGGAGTGCAAGTGGTGATTGAAGAGATCGTCAATTGGAAATGCATGATGTGTCTCAATGGCATCCAGCACCTGATCATAACAACCGCGATCAACACCATAACACACGGTGCTACATGAATGTGCCAACGGGTGAACAAAATCGCCGGTGTCTTTGATGGTTTCGCTCAACCAGGCGTCGCGCGGCTTCTCCGCGTATCCATCGCGCGTCTGATAATAGAGTCCAAACACCCACATCAGGTCCCAATCAAGCGCGCGGTCCAGAGTTTCCTGCATGGCCAAATTAAAGTGGCGCATGCCCAATTCGGACAGGATGGCGTCGTCTTCGATGATCAACACCCGGCGCCATCGCTTTTTCTTGGCCAAACAAATGGCCCGCCAGTGACTGATTTTACACGCCAGTTGTGCGAGTTGAGCGTTGCGGTCAATCCCTGGTCGTCCTAGGTGCGCCGTGGGCAGCTTCCACGACCCCTGTTTGACCATTCGCGCTGCCATGTCGCGGTCAGTGGCTGCTAAGCGAGTGTAGTTGGTGATGTCAAATTGTTCAAATTGTTTCACCATGGTGCGCCAGCGGTCGGTGCTTCGGTCCAAGTTGATCACCACCACGCGGTCAAAGTAGTCGTTCATGAAATGACGATGTGCGGCGGTGAGCACTCGATCAAGCGTCGGCACCAATGTCAACTGACGGCGAATTTTCTCCTTCATGGCACGAATGTGGGGCAGCCGCTGGCTCCACTCGTCACTCGTCACAGCCGCCTGAATTTCAGCCAGGGCGTGGACGGGATGCTCGAGGTCCACACGGTAGAAACACTTTTCGTCCAACCAGTCGGGCGCGAGATTGGGACATCCCCAGTAGAAACACAGGCACTCGGCCATGATGGCGTCCACGATTTTCTCGGTGAAATAGTTGCGCTCCGAGTTGTTCTCGGCGGCCAGGGTGTAGCGAAAGGGAAGCAGGGCTGCGTCCTTTTCATGCGGTGGCAGTTCGTCTTGATAGCTTCCAAAATTTTCCGATGCACAGCGTCCCCATATTTTAAACAGGCCCGGCGCCTGTTTCCCGGCGTAGTGCAGAAAATCCAAGCGCAGTCGGTGTCCTTGGTCCAGGCGCTTGTCGGACACTACCGCCGACACCACTGCAGCATAGCGTTTTTCCGGCGCCTGGCTCAGGCAATCGCCTGACAGATGCCATTCGGCATTGTTGGGGTAGTGGTGAAATTCCCTCACCTGCAAAAAGCGGGCGGGATCGGGCGTGGCCCATACACTCCACGATTTTCTGCCATGATTACCGGGCTGATTATCTCGCCGCGGCTCCATGTAAAAAATCACTGTTCTCGCGGCCATGTCCGCCGGTATTTCAGCGATTTCCGCCGGCGGTGCGTTAATGATCACCCAAAAATCAGCGAATCCGGCGTCTGGAGATTCGAGGTCCAACAATCGAATGCGGTCGGTGTTGACCACTTGCCCCGATGCCTGCCATTGTTGCGCCAAGGCCCGACCGGTGGTCCAACTGGGAAGCAGTTTGACGGTATACATTTTATTGTGTTGCAAGATTTCCTATGACCTACTCCAAACACAACTCGACCCGGTATCTGAAATCCAAGTCCTTGACGTTGAGAAAAGAGCACACCTCTAGCTCGAAATCTTTCAAAACGGTAATTCCAAGTGGTATCGTTACTTGTTTTTGTCGGATCTGATATCCCGTAAAATCTGCTAAAAATTGCGCTTGATGGTGGAAACTGTTCCCAAAACTGGTTTTGACTTGGCACGCCATTGATAAACCTTCCACAATGTATTCAAAGGTCAATCGGAAATTGGCAATTTTGTAACCCTTTAGGACGTTGAATCTGTGGTTATGTGTTCCACTTTGATACGAAGAAACGTTCTTTGTGAGAGAGATCTGGGATGGGGGATATGGAAAATGGTAAATATCGTCGATGACGTCCGGAACCAAAAGGTAATCTGAAAATTTTTGAGTTGATACATGCTTCACAATCAAAAGACTTACCAAGCAGGTGGTAAACCTGTGCTTTGTATGCAGGGTGAACTTGATGAAACGTCAAATCTCCGCGCATAATGTTCAACACGTGCGCAAAGACATCGGGATCCTTGTCCAAGAAAATCACGCCGTCATCGCCGCCGGTATTTCTCTGTTTTGCTTCGAGTGTTGCCGATCGCGAGAGCGTTTCTTCGGTGGTTACGAATTTCCGACCGCCCACGTTCAATTTCACCAAATGAGAACCCCTCATTTTCCAGAAATATTAGTGCAAAAAAAATCAGACTGTCTGCTTTTTCTGGATCGGTCAAGGGGCTGTTTCCGTATCTAGCTAAAAATATGGCGACTAAAAAGACGAAAAGCACTTCCACCACCTCTACCGACAACCCGCGGCTGGAATTGGCCAAGGCCCTCAACCAGTTCGCGACCAAGGTGGACGCCCTGGAAAAGGCTTACGAAGGCATCAAGACGGTGACCAAGGACACGCTGACTGAGTTTGACCTGGAGATTGAGGCCAAGAAGCAGGAGCTCGATCGCCTCGAAGAGCAAGACTCACACGATCGCAAGCGGCGCAAGACCGAGGCCGACTTGGAGATCGCTGAGCACCGCTACAATTCGGCCGTGAAGATCCTCGAAGAGCGTAACGAAGTGTCCATTCCGTCCACCGTGCTCGAGGAGATGAAGCAGCGCCTGCAAACGCTGACGTCCCAGCGCGAGTCAGAGATGGAGAAATTGGCCACCGCCGAAAAGGCCAAGGCCAAAAAGGCTTTGGATGCGGCCATCTCCAACTGCCAGCTGAAGCAAAAGGCCGAGACTGCCGTGCTGGAGGCCACCAACCAGACGCAGCTCAAGGAGATTGAGTCGCTCAAGGGCCAGATTGAGTCACTCAAAAACGAAGTGGCCGAACAGCGCAACCTGACGGCGCGCGTGGCCGAGTCCACCCGGAACATCTCGGTGCAGCCCGGCTACAACAACGGCAAGTGAGTCAGTGAATAAACTTTTATGTCAGAATCTCTCGGTCTCGTTCAATCGGTAAGCACTGGCCACAGTGTCATCACTCTCGGTGGTCAGTTTGCCAATGTGCAGCGAGAAAATGCCATCAAGAAATGCAGTTTTCCACCCGGCCATCACGTAGCGGCGAGCATACTCCAGTTCGAAATGTCGATCGCGCTCATCGTAATCGCCCAGTTGCGTCCAAACCTCGCGCCTGATCAGGCCCGGTCGAAGTGAATAGTGTGGCCAATACAAGTGTGACGCTTGCGTCGGCAGCAGGGTGTCCATGCGCGCCGCATATTCAGGCGTATCCGTGTCGGCGTGTTCGTGCACCACATACGCCACTTCATGTCGGGTGCTCTTCTCGACGCCGCCGACGATCCGAAGGGGGTCATCATGCAGTCGCTCGGCGTAGTTGCGGTTCACCAGCGCCTGACCACACTCGGGTTCCGTGTGCAACACGTCCAACAGGAGCGTGATGTAGGGCTTGACGTCCAAGAAAAGCCAGTCATCTTCCAGGTGAAAAATGTAATCTTCGCCGCCGGTGGCTTTGCGAATCATGTTCATGCTTCGAGCATGCCCGCGATCGTGCTCGCCTTTCAGGATGAACTCGATGAAGGGATACAGTTTCTGCATGCGCTGGCGATCGTGCTCGCTCGAGTTGTCGTCGACCACCACCCAGCGGTGCACCATGTCCAGATCGGTGCAACACGCGAGAAACGAATTGAGCGTGCGTGAAAATAAATCGAACCGCTTACAAGTGGTCATGGTCACCACGACCCTATCTCCGCCGCACTTGGCAGAAGTGCCGTCGCGATTTCTTTGGACAATTTCGCGCACAATCTTGGCAGGATACGCGTAATGCTTGTCGACGTGCAAGTCTTTGAGGCGATCGTTAAAGTAGCCGATTTGATCTTGGCGAATTTCCAGCGTCGGGTATTTACGAATGCCCTGCATCAACAGTTCCCGCGCCTTCTGGTGATGTCGACCCTGACTGTCGTCGCAATACCACGCGGCCATGCAATAAACGTTTGGCATCCGGCGATTGTAGATATCGGGCACCGCAAACAAATCGTATTGTCCTGGTCCGTCACTTCGTTCCACCGCCATGTGAGCGAACGCGTGACACAGATTCCACTGCTCCTGCTTGTAGTAATACTTGGCGATTTTGTAAAGACATTCCCACCGTCGCGGGTTCACTCCATGCGCCTGTAAATAATAGTGTTGTGCCAACGCCCACCCGCGGTTTAACCGTTTGTGGGTGATTTGTGCCATGCGACAGTAGGCAATATACATTTCCTCCGAAAAGCCTAGGTCCATTTCCGCCCGTTTCTGATACCACTCCACCGCCTTGTGCCACCGCTCCAGACACTGGTAGGTTTGTGCCAAATAAAAGACGTTTCGCAAGTGATTTCCGCGTTGTGCTTTCACTTCGGGCAGCAGCAAGGCCAAGTCTCGATGATACCGCTGGCGTGATCGCTCGGTGGTCTCGGCACTAGCGCCGTCTTCTATGTAGCATTGACGCGGGACGATTTCTTCGGCCGTGCACGTGGGCACTTCGTGGACCACGCCCTCGTAGGCCACTCGCTCCGATGTTCGGAAAATGCGCGCGGAATTGTAAAGCAGCCGTTGAGTTTCTGTGCCAATGCTGAGCAGGTATCCGGATTCTTGTTCGGGGTCTTCGACTTGTCGCTTCATTTCCAAAAAGGCGCGCAAAATCTCGCCGCCGTGTAATATATATGAATCATCGAGCATCATTTGGAACACACACTCGGGTGACGCCTGGCGAGCCAACTCGAGGGCTCGGGTGCGGGACACCTCGAAATTGACAAACGGCTCTTCCGCGATGCGGCCAGGTCGCGACGGAAACTCGCGCTTCATCAGTTCTTGGATGAATGTTTGGGTGCCGTCCGTGGAGCCCGTGTCGAAAATGAACCACTCGTCCATGAAAGGCATGGCGGTGCGCAAGGTGGGTCCAATTACGGACTTACCATCCTTGATCATGATGACCAAGCAAATGAGCGGCGACGACATCTTTATTTTGGGACCTGGAGAATCCTGCGGGGTGAATCAACACATCAAAAATTATGTTGCCTTGTTTCCAGGCAGAAGACCAGAAACAGGGACATGGAAGAAATCACTGATACTGCTCGTGCGGCTAATTTTTTTGAAAATTTGGGGATTGATCCTTTAGATGTCACCTTTCACGATCAAATTGCGGAATTTTTCTATGCGATGGGGAAAAAGTTCTATCCTG